ATCCCCAAGCTGCGCAAGGGCTCGTACTTCCCGGCTTTCCTGGAGCCGCGCCGGATGGCCGAGAAGGCACTCACGGCGGTGATCCAGGAGGCCTACATCCAGGGCATCTCGACCCGCTCGGTGGATGACCTCGTCCAAGCCATGGGCGGCACGGGCGTGTCCAAGAGCCAGGTCAGCCGGCTCTGCCAGGAGATCGACGAGCGCGTGGGCGCGTTCCTCGACCGGCCGCTCGAGGGGGAGTGGCCCTATCTCTGGATCGATGCGACCTCCGTGAAGGTGCGCCAAGCCGGGCGCATCGTCTCCGTCGCCGTGATCGTGGCGGTGGGCGTGAACAGCGACGGCCGGCGGGAAGTGCTCGGCATGGACATTGGCCCCTCCGAGGCCGAGACGTTCTGGACCGGGTTCCTGCGCAAGCTGGCGCGCCGCGGCCTGCGCGGCGTGAAGCTGGTGATCTCGGACGCCCACACGGGCCTCAAGGCGTCGGTCGCCAAGGTGATGAACGCGACTTGGCAGCGGTGCCGCGTCCACTTCATGAGGACCGTGCTCGCCCACGCTGGCCGCAGCGGGCGGCGCGTCGTGTCGGCCTTCATCGCCACCGCCTTCGCCCAGGACGACGCCGAGGCCGCCCGTCAGCAATGGCGACGCGTGGCCGACCAACTCCGACCCAAGGTGCCCAAGCTCGCAGCCCTGATGGATGAGGCGGAACCCGACGTGCTGGCCTACATGGGCTTCCCGGCCGCCCACCGGGTCAAGCTTCACAGCACGAACCCGCTGGAGCGCCTCAACGGCGAGATCAAGCGGCGCACCGAGGTGGTCGGCATCTTCCCCAATGAGGCGGCCATNNNCCGNNTGGTCGGCGCGCTCCTGCTCGAACAGAACGACGAGTGGGCCGTCCAGCGCGCCCGCTACCTGACCCTGGAAAGCATCGCCCCGATCAGCGATGATCCTCTTGTCAGCCTGCCCACCCTGGCAGCCTGATCGTCCCGGCCCCGCCCGGTGACCGTGGTGGCCACGCCGCAGCTACACCACGCCTGGGGACACGACCTGGAGGAGGCGCTCGCGGCCTTACCTTTCCGGGTCACGCACCTGCTGACGGATCGCGGCTCCTGCTTCACCGCGGATGATTTCGAGGCAGCCTGCCGGCAGCACACGATCGCGCATCGCACCACGCGGCCCTATACGCCGCGCACGAACGGGATGGTGGAGCGCTTCAACGGGCGTGTGCAGCGTGAAGTGCTGGGTATCACGCTCTACAGCCATCAGGATCTTGAAACAGTGCTGGCCGGCTTCAACCTGGCCTACAACGGTCGCCGTCAGCGTGTCCTGAAGGGGCGCTCACCGGACAGGGTCCTGCGCGAGCGGCTGAAGGCGAAGCCGGAGTTGGCCAAGCCCGTCACTAGGCCGCCTGATCCGGACGCACTCCCCGCAGCGCTCAAGGTTGTTGCCGGCGCCAAGGAGGTCTCGCATCCAGACACCGTCTGGATGGCGGAGGATGGCGCGACCATGACCGAGATCGCCACCTACCTGGGCCATAGCGACGATGCGATCACGCAACGGGTCTACGCGAAGCTATCGCCGAATCACCTGCAGCGCGCCTCTCGGGCGCTGGAGGTCGGCCGACTGCGGGTTCAGCAGCCCACAATGGGTTCACACGAACCTGAAAGCGGATCCTAATCGGATCCGCTTGCCAAGCGTAAATGCTTCTGCTGAAATGGGAAAGCTGGTGCCGCAAGAGGGATTCGAACCCCCGACCCTCTCATTACGAAGATGTTGTTTCGCACTAAATCTCGAACATCATCAATGGAGCGGTTGCCAAACCGAGAGAGCGCAATCGGGGCTTTCACGCCGCGCGCACTGATGGTTTGGCAACCGCCGAGCGGACCACGCGTGAACACTGCCGGCATGGAAAAGCCCGCTGCAGCGGACACGGCGGGCCGGGCGGGCTACTGGACATCGTCGTCGGGCGGGTCGAGGCCGCGGCCCTGGTGGACCGCTAAGAGGTGGCTCGGTTTGTCTGAACAGCGACGTGGGCTTGGATAAGTGGATATCCTGCCGGGTTCAGGCGGCCGCGGGATGCGGCCGCCTGTCGAAGTAGGCTTGGTCGGGGGTGCGCCGGTCAAGGCTCGAATGGGGCCTTCGTCCGTTGTAGAAGACGAGGTACCGACCGATCGAAGCGCGCGCCGTGCTGACGGTGTCGTAAGCCCGCAAGTAGATCTCCTCGTACTTGACCGACCGCCACAGCCGTTCGACGAAGACGTTGTCGCGCCACGCGCCTCTGCCGTCCATGCTGATGGCGATCCCCGCCTCCCGCAACACGCGGGTGAAGGCGTGGCTGGTGAACTGCGAGCCCTGGTCCGTATTGAAGATCTCTGGCCTGCCGTGCCGGGCGAGCGCTTCCTCCAAAGCTTCGACGCAGACGTCGGCCTCCATGGTGATCGACAGCCGCCAGGACAGGACCCGGCGGCTGTACCAATCAATCACGGCCGCCAAGTAGACGAACCCACGCGCCATCGGAACGTAGGTGATGTCCATGGCCCAGATTTGATTGGGTCGGTCGATCGTCAACCCGCGCAAGAGATACGGGTAGACCTTGTGCCCCGGCGCAGGCTTCGAGGTGCTCGGCTTGCGGTAGAGTGCGTCGATGCTCAGGCGCTTCATCAGCGTCGCGACATGACAGCGGCCGATCGCGATGCCCTCTTTGTTCAGAAGGTCGCGCAGCATCCGGCTTCCCGCGAAGGGAAGTTCGAGATGCAACTCGTCCATCCGCCGCATCACGCCGAGATCGGCAGCCGGGACTGGGCGCGACAGGTAGTAGACGCTGCCCCGGCTGATCCCGAGCGCCTTGGCCTGTTTGGCGATCGGGAGATCATGCCCGCGATCGATCATCGCTTTGCGCTCAGCAGACCGGCTTTGCCGAGCGCGCCGGACAAAAAATCGTTGGTCAGCGTCAACTCGCCGATCTTGGCGTGCAGCGTCTTCACGTCGATGGCCGGTGTGCTCTCCGACCGGGACGCGGCTCCGAACACCCCGGCAGCCCCTTCGAGAAGCTGGGCCTTCCAAGCCGTGATCTGGTTGGGGTGGACATCGAACTGCTGGGCCAGTTCGGCCAGCGTCTTCTCACCCCGCAGGGCGGCCAGAGCCACCTTGGCCTTGAAGGCCGGGGCGTGGTTCCGGCGCTGTCGCTTGCTCATCGTCGCTCCTGATCCGCGGCCATCCTGGCCGCCGTCAGGCAGAAACTCCACTCAGCCCCGCTGTGCAGATCCTCCGAGCCACCTCTCTACCCTCATCTCCCTGAACCGGAGCGCCGAGTGGCGAGGAGCCGGGGCGTGGCGGTGTGGGAGTTCGGGCGGTGAGAGCGACGTTACCGGCGCCGGTAACGAAGACGGAGATTGGCGTAGGCAATTCGATGTGTGTGCCTACGCACCCTCTAGCGCCGCCGTCGGTGAAAGGGTAAGGCGCGGGTTGTAGGACACACACACACCACCTTCGCACCCTGAGAGCGCCGGAACCGTTTGCAATTCGTAAGGGTTCGGAGGTAGCCTCAGGGTGTGGGCGAGGGACCACTCGGATGGAACGCGAACTGCTCCGACTGATTGGCCGTGAGCGCGCTGAAGAGAAACAGCGCGCGCGCGACATTGATGCCGCTCGACTTGCTTCCGGCGAGGTGAGCGCCGCCGAGCTTCAGGCCGAGAATCACTTTTTTGGCGCACTTGACCTGCCTAGTTTTCGGATCACAGCAATCGGTGATCAGGAAATCCACCAAGCAACCTAAAATTCTAGTTGGGGTCAACTTCTGACCATCTGCCGGCTGAGATCGTCCTGCGTCTACTGTCAATAGTAGAACAGGACGATGCTATTGTTATTGGCGGCCAAGCTATAAGTATATGGGCCGAGCATTATAGGCCACATATACCGGATCTATTTTCGCGCGGGCCGCTGACCAGCAAAGATCTGGATTTTTTTCGCAACGAGGCTGCCGTTAAGCGGCTTGTAAGTGAGCTCAATGCAAAGGCTCGAAAAGCGACAATAGACGATTTTACCCCAAGCGCAGCCAGCGTGGTGGCTGTACTTATGGACAGGTCAATCGTTATCGACTTTATGAATCAGGTTGCAGGTGTAGATCGGCAGCAACTGGTTAAAAGGCGCGTTCGGCTGACCGGTCGAGATTGGGCAACTGATCGTCAAATTACGATACCAGTTATGCATCCTATGGATTGCGTCTGGTCACGATTTGGTAATATCAATAATATTCCAAGACTGGACGAACATTCATCCGTTCAGGCGCGGGCCTCTCTCCTTATCTTGTCGAGATTTATTATGGACGCCATAGAACTTGGCAAATTACAGCATGCTCAAGACCTATTGATGGAGCTATGTCATCTGATCAGAAATCTACACCAAGGCAAACACACCCATATGGACCCGAGAGTAAAACAGTACCCGGAGGACGTAATAAAAGTCTTCAAGGATTACGAAATATTTGATGCGAGATGGAGGGAAAAAACACTCCACACAGAATTATCACGCGTAGTAAATTCAATGAATAAATTAGAAAAACATCTAATAACAAGGAGAGAGGCGATGGAAGCGCGAAAAGCAGCCGTTGCGGCCGCCGGCAGCGTTTAGATAGCAACCGTCAATGCGTCCACGTATAGCAACATAACCTGAGAGCTCGTACGTGGCTGATACCCCCACCATCGGCGAGCTGTACAAGCTCAAGCACGTCACTGACGAGCAGCTCGACGCGGCCGTCCGTGAGTACCTGGACGATCCCACGCCCGGCATGCGCCTGATCGCGAAGGGCGTGGCGCTCGACCTCGCCGCGGTGGTCCTGGCGAACCCATACGCGCGTGAGGTGCTGGCCCGGGCCGAGGCGGCCAAGGCGCAGAAGCAGATGGCCGTTCGGACGGCCATCCTGCTGGCGCGCCCAGCATGAGCCTTGACACCCAACGAGAGAGTCCGCACATTGCGGACATGACTGAGGGCGATGCCCCGGCCGGATTGAGGGATGAACCCCGATGGCCAACTCTTCCGCCCCCGCCTCTCTTGATATCGCCGAGCAGGTCGCTCGCATCCTCCGCTCCCAGGAGGAGACCCAGAAGTTCGCCGCCGAGCAGCGCAAGCTGATCGCCGAGGCTTCGAAGCTGGAGCGCGATCGCATGCTCGCTCCCTGGCAAATCGTGATGTCCAGCATGGCGGCGGGCGCGGCGCTGTTCGGCGCCGGTGCCGCCTTCATCAAGCTGATCGGTCCGTGACGCCCGACCGTTTCCGCGAGTGTCTCGGCCTCCTGCGTTGGTCTCAGCGCGGGCTGGCCGAGACCCTGGAGTGCGACGACCGCCTCGTCCGGCGCTGGGCGAGCGGCGAGGCAGAGATCCCGGCGAGCGTTGCGGCGTGGCTGGAAACGCTGGGCCAGGCGCACGCTGAGGCCCCACCACCGAAGGCGTGGCGGCGCCGGGCGCAGGCCGCGGTCGATAGCCACTGATCACCCGCCGCACCCGCGACCCGACCTCTGGACCTCTTGGAAGCGCAAGCCGGGGCGGTACCGCGGCGCGGTGTTTTGGATGTTCAGTTAGCACTGAGGCATGCAATGAGTGCAGAAAACCCCGTTTTTGCAAGGATATTATCTCAGTTTGATCATCTCTATAAAAAAGTTCAGGAGCTATATGGTCCCAAGTCTGATTTGGATGGGTACCAATTTTCCAGAGTGATACTTGAGAATAATGGACCGCATATAAGATTTTTTGATCGGGATCCGAATGAAGTAGCGATCGCACTAAATTACCGTGTTTTGAACGACGAACCCCAGGGGCTTTGTCAGCTTGCCCATGAGATTGTGCATCTGCTGTATGTTAGACGGGATAAGAAGGCGAATATGCTTGAGGAGGGTGCTGCAGTCAATTTTAGTATTTACGGTCCTATCTATCAGTCAGGCGACTATCGAGACAAAATATTTTCATACCTAGTCACCGAACCTTGTGCGAAAAATTATGCAGATGCCCTCGATCTTTATCGAAAATTACCAAGTATCGACGATAAAGCAATCATCAAAATACGCGCTATCCATCCGGATATGTCCGATGTCAAACCGGGCGACATTCAGAGAATTCTCCCCGGTGTTGACGATGGTCTTGCAGCGCAATTGTGCGAGAAACGACAGATGCGACAGATTTCAGCGGCGAGCGATAGAACCTAATGATATGCCGCAACCCCCGCCGCGCCTACGATGAGCAGGGCCGCGGGATCCCGCCCCCGACCCTCGCGGAGCTGCGCGCCGAGGACGACCGCACGGCCTTGGTCCACTGCAACGCGACCGACTGCGGCCACGAGGCGACGATCAGCACCGACCGCTTCCCGCCCGGCCTCCCCTTCCCCGACATCGCCCTGCACCTGCGCTGCTCGGCCTGCGGGTCCAAGCAGGTCGGCGCCATGCGGGACGTGGTCGGGATCTACGCGCGGCTCCGGAAGCGCACGGGTTGGGGGTGGGTTCGGCCGGGACGCTGCCGGCGAGCCATCGCGTCGCTGGGACCGACGATACGCGGGTGGATGAGGGCTGAAATGAAAATGCGATTATGTACCTTGCAAACCCGCATCCGGGACGCGCAACTATGGCGCGAGCCATTTTGCACAACCGAATGGTGATGGCTTAGCTTGCGGAGCGGGCCGTTCCGGCTAACCTGCAGCTGCTAGAAAGCCTGCGGGAGAGGACAAAGTGCCGGCGATCAGGCTTGAGAATAGTCGGGGCGTAACCCTCAGAGACGTTCGAATCAGCGGCTTTGATGTAGGAATATCGGCACATAACTCGGAATTTACCGCTAATCGACTCGCCTTCGATAACGTTGTCCGACCATTTGATATATCCGGAGATGGATACGCACGTGTTGAAGGCACTCGCATTACCAACGACCCGAAGCTGGGAACCGAAGTAACGCGGAAGACAACCGTCGGGTGGACCCGCAATGGGCCGCCACTCCCCGCTCAATGTCCTAACTGCAAAGCAGTATTTCCGTCCAGAAACTACGATATTGCAACGCCACGCTTCTTCTCTAGAGACAATGAAGAAAGCTGTCCCGAGTGCAAGAAATACGGCGCAAAGGTCGCAGACGGCTTATTTGATTTGACCTCAGATGCCGTAAAGATCTTAGAAGCGCCAGATATTACTTATGCGATGGTCGCGGCACTTGCGCGTATTGCAGAAGATGTTTCTGCCAACAGAATAACGCCACAGCAGGCCGTGGAAAAACTTGCTTATGTCGACCCACGGATCGGTTCGATTGCCAAGAAAGTGGTCGGATTCGGTGGCAGCGCAATCGAATTTTTAACCTTCGCTATTGGATTGGCGGCGCTCATCTATACACATATTGGAACCACGGCCACGCTGGAGGCCCGCGATCTGGCCCGCGAGCAAACCTAGCTTTCCAGAGAACAGACCGATATTGCGAGGGAAGGTCTCAGGCTTCAGAAAGAGAGCCCCAATACAGATGAGACACTCAAATTTATTCTTGTAGAGGTTTCCAATATTAAATTTATATTACGAGAAAGCACGAAGGATAAAAACGATGCACGCGCACAGCAGCCAAGCACTCGACCAGCCGAGAGTAAATCCCCATCGGAAACGGGATCGATAAATCTCAAGTCGAAGCGCGCTCAAAAAACGCGGCACGTTCGTAAGAGAGAAGAGATTGCGCGCCGCCGCGCCTTTAATCCCCGCCACCCTCGCCCCCGTGCTTTGGATTAACGCCGCTCGACACCCCATCAGACTTCCTATGTGGTGCATGAAACGCCTTCGATTCGCCTCACCACCTGCTTGAAGTACTCCGGGTCGTGGTCCGTCCCGAGTTCGCGGGCGGCTTGCTTGAACTTCTCAAGCTGCGCAGTGTCAGTGGCCTTGGGTAGGACCTGTAGGCCAACGGATCGGAGCTGTCCTGCTCCTGCTTGAGGCGATCGCCGAACCCCCACCGACGTAATGCTTGAGGGGCTGCGCCTGGGAGACGAAAAAGCCCGCCTCGGGATGCCGGGCGGGCTCGTCAGGGGCGAAGGCGTGGCAGGCTACTTTGGGTCCTCGTACTCGTATCCGCGGTCCGTGAGCGGGCGGAGCGCGTCGGCGAAGTCCCCGAGGTCGGGCCGCACCAGCACGAGGTAGGACACCATGACGAACATGATCAGCCACACCGTGCCGAGCTGCAGCTTGTCGCGGGGCGGCACGTCGGGGCCGAAGAGGTCGGGCACAGTTACGGCGATGGCAACCGCGATGATCCCGAGCACGACCCAGAAGTCGTAGATTGGGTTGTTGACGAGGTGGGCGGGCTGACCCGAGAGCCGCCACAGCAGGGCGGTGGCGCAGTTGATGTTGATGCCCGCGCAGAACAGGAAAATCATGACCGCGTAGAGGTAAGGGCCGCTTGGCCATCCCTCGGTCAACATTGCCTTCCTGAACGGCCGCCAGTAGGCAAACATGCCCCAGCCCGATAGGATCAGGAAGATGGCCCTCAGCCCCTCGCCCCTTGGCCTGATTGGCGTGATGCGAACCACAACCACGTAGAGTGCCACGATCACGAATATCACGATCAGGGCCCGGTATCGGAAAAACTGCATTACTTGCCGACCTTCCTACCCCTGCCCGCGACTTCGACGGCCCGTGCCAGATGGCGCATCATCAGCGTATCGGCCCCGGCGATCTGCTCGGCCTGAACCTCAATGTCGTGGATCTGGCGCACGGTCTCGGCACGCTCCGCTCGCAGAGCCGCGCTGACCAAGGCCTGCTGGGCTTCCCGCTCGGCCGTCCGGCCGGTAATGTAGTTCCACATGGCGGAGAACGCTCCCAAGGTTAGCGCCCCCTGCCTTCCAACGCCGAGACGGCCCGTTCGATCAGGCCCTTGTTTCTTTCAGCCGCCGCCTGAATGTCGCGGATTACATCGCCATTGGCCTCGATCATCCGCTCGACGCGCTGGTCCCGGTCGGTCTGTGAGGCCAGCGCGCTCCGGGCGTTGCCGTCGATCGTTTGCACGGTCACGGTGAGGAAGTTCAGGCTTTGCGCCACGCCCCCCAGGGTGTCCTTGATCCCCGAGAGCACACGGTTCGTCTCGGCCGCCGTGACCAGTGTCTCGCGGGCCTCCTTCAGCCGGGCCTCAGCGTCGCTGTCGCGCTTACGCTGGAGATACCCGATCGCGAGGAGGAGGATCACCAGCAGGGCGCCGGTGACGCCCTGCTCAAGGATCTTCGACAGTGCGCTATCCAGCACAGATGGGTCTCCCACAGGCATCGGCCATGCCCGCTCGGCTCAACGCTTCACCACCACGCCGGACAGAGCGTCGAGCGCCGGCTCCACGACAGCCGCTGCCGTGCCCCCCTCCTCCAGCTTCAGCATCCGGAACAGCTTATGGGCGACCTCGACGGGGCCGCCGGCCTTGTCCATGACCCACTTGCTCACCGTCGAGGCGTCCGCCCGAACCACGCCGCGCTGCAGGGCGCTCGCGACGATGGCGGAGCCGACCGGGACCGAGACCGTGGCGTCCTTCGTCGCGCCGCGGGTCGCGTTGACCCCATAGTCGAACCACTTCTGCAGCGTCCGCTCGACCAGCGCCTCGGTGATGAACATGCGGGCGATCGGGAACAGCTTCGCGACCACGCCCATGATGAGCGCGGTCAGGAACGGCACCAGGATGCTGGTCAGCATCTGCGCCGCGGCCACGATGTAATCGCCCCAGGGAATGATCACGGCGGTGGTGCCGGCGGTCGCGACCTCGGCGGCGAAGGCTGAGCCCGCCAGGGCGAGCAGCATCAGCACGGCAACGCCGGCGATCGGCAAGCGCTGCACGAGCGCCACACCCGCGCCCACGGCCAGCGCGACGCCGGCCAGGAGCACGAGACCGAAGCCGAGGCCATGAGCGGGGTTGCCGCCCCGCAGCGGGCAGTCGGCGCAGGTCTCGGGTGGAACGGCGGCCGCGAGGGCGGGAGCGGCGAGGCAGGCGAGCGCGAGCGCCGCGAGCGGGAGCATGCGGGTCATGGAATTCTCTCGATGTGGTGCGCGGCGGGCACGGCCGGCGCGGGTGAACTGTCCGGAATTTCCGGATGGTTGGGTTAGGCGGCCTTGCCGAACCAGCTCTTGAGCCACGCGACCAGCGCGCCGGTCTTCGCCGGGCCCGCGACCGGCGGTGGGTAGGCGGCCTCGGCGGCGCGGGCCGCGGCCTCGACCACCGGCTTGATGTCCGGCGCGCCGGTGTTGACCGGCACGGGCGGGATCGGCGCGCCGGACGTGACCTGCGCGGCGACGGCCGGCGGGGCGGTGGCGACGATGACCGACCCAGGCGGTCCGGGATTGTGGCCGGCCGCGACGAGCGCCGCCTTGAAGGCGCTGTGGTAGGTCGCGATCAGCGGCCCGTTGCCGTCCGGGTTCACCATCGCGCGCGCGGCGATCGGGTTCTCCCGGCCGGATCCGGGCGGACCGAAGAAGTCGGACAGCTTCTTCCCCGTGTACCAGCCGTCCGTGAGGCCGACGAACAGCATGGCCGCCGCGGTCGGCTCGGTGAGCATCATCTCGGGCGTGGCCACGAGGTCGTCGCCCGGCCTGATGTAGCCGAGCGCCCGCAGGCGCGTGGTGCAGCGGCGGGCGTTGTCCTTGCCGGTGGCCTGGACCAGCCCCATGCCGCGGTAGGTCCAGCCGTCGTCGGGCCCGGTGTTGCCCAGGCGCCCGCCGTAGACCTTGTTCGCCAGGGCGCGCGGGTTGCGCACGTAGGGCTCGGCGCTGGCGAGCGTCGGGAAGCGGCTCGGCCACACAGCGCGGATGCGCGCCGCCGAGGAGTAGTTCAGGTTCTCCGCGGTCGGCTGCATCTTGCGGCCGGTCTCGTGGAAGGCCGTCGCGAAGCAGTAGGCGAGCGCCGAGGTCAGCATCTCGGCCGGCGCGAGGTCCAGCACGACGCCGATCCCCTCGGCCTGCGAAGGCGTGAGCGAGCCGCCGAAGGGCGCCTTGCGGACGGCCGCGAAGAACGCCTGCCGGTCGAGGCTTGCGGGCATGGGAAAATCCTCGGGATTGGGGGATCAGGGCTCGGCCGACAGCAGCCACTTGTCGCCGATGGCGTAAGTGTCCGCGCCGGACGACGAGTTGATCTGGAAGCGGCTGCTATACTGGTCGAAGGCGATGACCGAGACGCCCGACACGTTCGATCGGCCGCCGGCCGCGACCAGCGTCGGGGTCGGGATCGCGCGCATCGGCACGCGGTGGGTGACGTGCACCTCCATCGACTGCGAGGCCGCGAACGAGGTCCAGCGCGCGGTGAGCGAGTGGAACTGGAGGAAGCGGTCGCAGCGCTGCTGCTCGTCGCCTCGGCGCTCGAAGGCGGTCACGACCGTGCCCGGCTCCAGTTGCACGAGCGAGAGCGTGCCGGTCCCGAACTCGACGGTCGTGTTGATGCCCGCCGACAGGGTGGCGGTGATCGGACCAGCGGCGTAGGCACCCGGGGTGCCCTGGTGGACCCGGCCCTGGGCGGTGCCGCTCCAGGACAGCCGGTAGGAGCCGCCAGCGTGCACCATGTCGGCCGTGATGATCTGGAGGAGCGTGCCGGCGGTGATCGTCAGCGTGACGTCGCCGTTGGCCGCGGTCGAGAACGTGTAGGTCGCGCCGCCGGTCCCCGCCTTCCAGCGGTCGTGGCCGTAGGCGCCGGCCGCCAGGGTCACGGTGCCGGTCACCGCGCGCTGGTTGATCGTGAAGGCGCCGTTGGTGACCCGGTTGCGGAAGCTCGCCCCGCCATCGAGGGGGGCGGCTCCGACCGTCCCGTCCGACCGCGAGTAGTACAGGACACGGTCGGCTCGGTTGACCACCACCTGTCCGGGCCGCAGCGAGGACGGGGCGGCCCCGGAGGTGGCCGACGTGCCGAGGTCCGCGCCCTGGCCGAGGGCCAGCGAGGGGGCGAGCAGGGAGAGCGCGAGCGCGAGCGCCGCGAGGATGCGGGTCATGGGGTGTCCGTTAGGCGACGAGGCGGGTCAGGCCGGCGGCGTCGAGGGTGAGGGGCGAGTAGGCCAGCCGCCCCGTGACCCCGTTCAGCTGCTGCGAGCCGCCAGCGTGCGCGATTTCCAGGTTGGCCGCGCCGCCGGGCAGCGTGAACGCCGCCGTGACCGCGTCGCCGCCGAGGTAGTTGCGGCCGCCGCCGCTCTTGACGCCGATCATCCCGGCGCCGCCGTAGGAGAATGCGAGGCGGACGGCCGAGAACGGCGCGACGCCGAACAGCTGGCACTCGTGCCCCTTGCCGTCGTCCGCCGTGATGTAGGTGCCGAGCGTCGAGTGGAACCGCTTCTGCACGGTGATCGGGTTCGGTCCGGTGATCCTGAGCAAGGTCTGGATCTCGCCCGCCGTCCCGTCGAGCGTGCCCTCCCAGATGATCGTCCCGCTCCCGGCCGTGAACCACGCGCCGATCGGCAGCGTCAGGCTGTCGGCGTCGCGCAGGCCCGCCGCCGCGCCGGTCGGGATGTAGGAGGTCGGCTGCGGCAGCATCGTGAGCATCGGCGCATCGAGGTAGATGCCCGTGCCCGCCGAAAGGCCGGTGCCCGAGGCGTTGCGCTCGAACATCACCCCGATGCCGTTCGACCCGCTGGTGTTGTAGGCGTAGTGCCCGCACAGCCAGTATCCGGCGGGTCCGGGCAGGCAGAACGGTACGAGGTCCGTGCCGGACTTGCTGAGCACGGTGCCGGTCAGGAGGTCAAAGGTGCAGTAGCGGTAGGGCGCGCCGGACCCGGTCAGGAAGCCCGTCACGGTGAGCACGCGCCCGTCGTAGGGGGCCGCGTACACCGAGATGCAGTAGCCCCCGCTCGTCGGCATCGAGAGCCAGTTCTGCTGCAGGGATCCCGGGCTGCCCGTCGTGTCGAGGATCAGCGCGGCGGCGCGCTGGCCGAACACGTTGCTGCGGGCGTTGAGGACCGGGTTGACGCCGTTGCGCCCCCAGGCCGCGGTCGAGAGATCGCCCGACTGCAGGAACTGGTTGAACACCGCCTGCTCGGACAGGTAGCCGAGGGGCGCGCCCGTGCGGGGATGGTTGACGAAGCGGAGGGTGTTGCTCGTCGCCTGCCGCAGGATGCCGGTCGGCCCGGGCGAGTACCCGTTCGTCGCGCGCCCCATCGTGAGCCCGGCGGCGTCGAGCGGCGTGCGCGCGAGCGCCCCTGACGCGGCGGCGATGCTGGCCCGGCGGCGGCGGAAGTCGAGGTCCAGGGTCGCGCCAGCGGGCGAGGCGAACCCGAGCCTCGGGAGAGCAAGTGCCATGGTGTCCTCGGGTTAGCCGAAGGTGCCGGCCGGGGCCGGGTTGCAGACGACGCGGCGCGATGACTGCGGCAGCCAGTTGTGGTGCGATGACCCGTTGTAGAGGTTGAGGTGCCGCGCGCTGTCGCGGACGCAGCCGCGCGCGCCCAGGATCGGGCCGTCGTCGTAGCTCGCCGAGGGATCGCGGTTGCAGGCGTAGTTGAGCCGGATCCAGGGCACCGTGAACGCCGCGGCGAAGTCGATTTGGATGGTCGGGCGGTAGTTGTTGTCCGTGGAGGCCTGGGCGACCGACACGGACGAGATCGTGACCGCGGTCGCGTCCGGCGCGTAGGCGTTGAAGCCGAGCGTCGAGCCCATGCCGGTCAGCGAGATCGTGGTCCCCGACACGTCGAGCACGAGCGGCTCGACCGGGACGTGGCAGGGCAGCAGGATGCGGTTGAGCGCGCCGCCGGCCCCGGGGGTGACGTAGGCGTCGAGGATCTCAAGCGGGCGCCACCCGGCGCCGTAGATCTCCGCCAGCACCGCGCGGGCGAACATCTGGCCCATGTAGTTCGCGCCGGTGCCGGTCTTGTGGACTTTGTCGGCCGACTGCGGGAACTGATAGATCGGCCCGACGAGCCGCACGTAGGGGTGCCACGCCGCGGCCTGCAGCTGCTCCTCCTGCACGCGCACGCCGCTCTGCGGGTAGCTGTAGCTCTCGACCTCGTTGGTCTGGGACAGGAACAGCATCACCGGCTCGCGCTGCCCGGTGACGCGCTGCGTGTCGGCCTGGAGGTCGCGTTGCAGCTGCCAGAGCATTGCGCGGTAGCGGTCGCGCCCGGGGCCCAGGCCCTCGGCCTCGCCCTGCACCCAGAGGATGCCCGGGACCACCACCTCGTCGTAGCCCTGCGACAGGGCCCAGCGGACCAGCCCCTCCAGGGTGGCGAGGTAGCGCAGCCACGTCGGCGAGCCCCGCTTGAGCGCCGAGTAGTTCCGGCCGCCCAGCGCCGTGATGAAGACGCCGATCTGGCAGTCCGTGCCCGGCAGGATGGCGTCGATGTCGCGCAGCAGGTGATTGGCGAACCCGGACGCCATGCTCTCGTAGGGGCGGTTCGGGCTCTGCTGCTCGACCAGCGGCACCATGGCGGTGGCGGCGTAGTCCGGGTGGAGCGCCGTGTCGGGCATCAGCGCCCGGTGCGGGTAGGGCAGCGAGATCGCGTTCCAGAGCGTCGGGCCGGAGGTGGAGGCCTCCGCGAGCGACTGCCCCATGATCGGGTAGATCGTGAGCACGCGCCGGGCGTGCGGCAGCGCGACCACCTTGGTGATGTCCGCCGAGCCGTCCTGCTGCCCGAGGTAGGCGTATTGCAGTGCCGGCGGCCGGATATGGTCGAGCACGATCTCGCGCAGCAGCCCGGCCGCGTGATCGTCGTCCCGCTCCGCGGTGTCCACCTGCAGGGCGGCGGCGGTGTCCGCGATGTCGGCGTCGACCGCGTCGAACGCCTGGGCGGTGCTCTCCGTGAGCAGGTCCGCGGCCTTCTTCACGACCGCGTCCGCGGCCGCCCGGTCCGAGATCTCCGTGTCGATCCGGCCGCCCAGCGCGGCGTCGGCCGACGTGCGGGCCGAGGTCTCGATGTCGATGCGCGCGCCGAGCGCGACATCCGCGGTCGAGCGGGTCGAGGCCTCGGTCGTGATCTTCGCGTCGAGCGTGGCGTCGCCGGCCGCGCGGGCCGCCACCTCGGTCGTGATGCGCCCGTCGAGGGTGCTGTCCGAGGCCGCCCGGGTCGTGGTCTCGGCCGTCAGGTCCGTGCGCAGACCCGTGAGCAGGCTGTCGTGGGTGCTGTCCTTCGCGGTCGCCCTGGCGACCTCCGCGTCCAGGTCGACACGGATCCCGGCGATCGAGCCCGCCCCGCTCTCCAGCACGTCGAGGCGCGCGTCCAGGCCCGCGTCCGCGGCCGAGCGCTCGTTGCGCTCCTGCGTGAGGGCGTCGTCCCAGACTGCCTGACCGGTCTCGCCGATCGCCTGCCCGGGGCTCCAGTCGGCCGCCGAGTTCGTGTTGGCCTGCTTCACGTACAGGCGCCAGGGCAGCGGGCTGGTCGCGAGATAGATGAAGCCGGCCGGCTGGTTGTTGTAGCCGTCGCGCTCGGCCAGCGTGCCGGACGCATTCCAGTGTAGCAGCCCGGTGCCCTCCCAGAGGGACACGAGCGCCTGCATCTTCTGGCTGATCGTGATCGCCGACCGCCAGTATTCGCCGAGCGAGAGGATGCCCCACGCCACCTCGCCCGACAGGCTCGGCCCGCGCCACGGCTGCGCCAGCGTCAGGTGCGTGGTGCTTTCCCGGCTGGCGATCAGGCCAACGGCGCCGCCCGCCACGAACAGGTCGTTCTGGGCCGCCACGAACGACGTCAGCGTGCCGGTCACGACGAGGGACCCGGCCGCGACCGCGACCGAGTTAGCAGGTTCAGCCATGTGGGGGTCTCAACTTCCGGAGACGATGATCTCGACGGCCTGGGCGGAGGCGGCGTCGCGCCGCCTCTCGCGATTACTCGGCCGGGACGGCCTTCGGCGCATCGACCTGGGCGTAGGCGATGTCGACGTTCTCGATCACCAGGGCGAGGTTCATGGTGCCCGCGCCGACGGCCGGGCCGGCGTGCATCACCGCGATCTCGGCCTCGCCCACGCGCACCGCGACAACGCGGTTGGTGGCGTCCTGGACGAGGGTCACCTTGATCTTAGCCATTGCTCGCTCCTTGGCTCGGCTTCTCCCGCACCTGCGGGGGATCGGTGGTGAGGTCGACGTAGTGGGTGAGCCAGTGGCCGTCGGCGGCGATGATCCCGCCCCGCGCCTGGCGCTCGGCCTCGATCAGGGCGGCGCTCATGACGCCCTTGCCCGTGATGTTCCCGGCCTCGTCGTACCGTACGAACAGTTGAGGGGCGTCCCGCTCCGGGGGGCCAAAGCTCATCTTGTCAGCTCCGTCACGCGGATGGACACGCCGCCGATCCCGCCCGTGTTGTCGTTCTGCACGGTGTAGGTATAGATCCCGGCCGGGCCGGGGATGTCCTGCAGCGGGAGCGGCGTGGCGAGGAAGTAGACGTAGTTGTCCGTGATGCTCTGGCTCCAGAAATACGACACCTGGGTCGGGATCTGCCCGATCAGGACGCCATTGCGGTAGACGTTCAGGTTGCCGGGGTTGGCGAACCCGTACCGGAAGCGCGTGCCGCCCGACCCGCCGAAGAAGGCGTCGATGACGACTTGGGCGTTGTCGACCCGGGTCTGGATAACCGCGTCGGTCGAGGCGGCGACCGTGGTCGAGAACGCGGTCTGGGTCACCGAGCGGTTCGCGAGGTTGCCCGTGCCAACCACGAGGTGGCCGATCTGGGCGGAGGCCACGATCAGATCCTGGGCGGCCAGGGCGCGGCCCGTGATCGTGCCGTCCACGAACAGGTCGCCGCGGATGCCGAAGGTGAACGCCGCCGAGCCGTCCAGCCGGCGCGCGCCCGAGAGCACGAAGCCGCCGGTCTGCCCGTCGAGGTCGAGCGTCACGCCGTACTGCGCCCGCACACCGTCGATCGAGGCCCCGTATTCCGTCAGGGTCGCGGTGTGGCCGCCGAGCGTCGTGCTGAGCACGTTCAGCTGCGTGGCCTGGGCGCTCAGCGTGCCGTTGATGTTCGCCGTCTGGGCGGTGAGCGTGTTGATCGCCTGGGCGTTGGCGGTGATGTTGCCCTGCGCGTCCGCGATCGTGCTCTGCAGCGCGGTCACCTGCTGGGAGACGGACGAGATCCCCTGCTCATTCAGGGTCACCCGGGTGGTGAGGCCCTGGATGGCCGTGGCCTGCCCGGACAGGGACAGGTCGGTGCTGTCGATGCGCGAGCTGAGGGCGGTGATCGAGAGCGCCTGGGCGGTGATCGTCCCCTCGGCGCTCGTGACGCGCGAGGACAGGCCCTGGATCGCCGTGGCGTTGCCGACAATGCTGCCCTCGTCCAGGGTGAGCCGGGCGGCGAGCGCGGTCTGGACCGAGGCCAGGGACTCGTCGGCGGACGTGCGCGCGATCTCCTCCCGCTCGATGGCGGCGAAGTTGGCGCTGTTGCCAACCTTGATCAGCCGACGCTGCTCGTAGTCGTTCGTGGTCTGGGTCGCGGCGGCCGCGGCCAGGCGCTCGGTAGCCGCGGCCAGCTGCCGGAGGCCGCCGCGGATGGTGTCGTGCGCGAGGTCAATGGCGACGTTGCCGGTGTCGGTGTCGAGGGCGAGCAGCCCGCGCCCGAGGTCGTTGATCGAATTGATGTCGCGCTGCAGCTGCTCCGACATCTTCTCGATGCGGATGGAGAGGTCCGCGAACAGGTCGCCGTCGATCTCCAGATCCGGCGCGGTGACTTCGACCACGCTCCAGCCGCCCGGCACGCCGTTCGGCGTCACGCCGCGCACCCGGAAGCGCATGTTGGGGCTCGCGCCGACCACGGCCTCGAAGGTCGAGGAATCGGTCCGCATGATCGCCGCCCACGTGGCGCCGCCGTCGTAGCTGAGCGTGCATTCGTAGTAGACGGCGTTGCGCGCGGGCTGCCAGCCGGCCGACAGCACGAGGTGCGCCTGCTGCTGGGTGATCATCGCGTACAGGCCGAGGATCGTCGGCAGCGCGCTGCTGAACAGGTCGGGAATTTGGAGCAGCGGGGGCACGCCGCTCTCGGTGGTCGTGTAGACCTCGGGCGCGTCCAGCACGCCCTTGAGCGCAATGTGCTCGCCGTCCTGGTCCGGGGTGCCCTCGGTGATGAGCACCGGATACGACCGCTGCTGCCCCGGGCTGAACGCCACCCACGGCGCCTCCTGGGTCGAGGACCGGGCGACCGCGTCCGCGAGGCTCACCGGGTAGCCGTAGGCGCCGCTGGCCGCGGAGGCCGCGCTGGCGGCATCGTTGGCGTTGACGATCGCCTCGGCGTCCACGCGGCCGCGAGTGACCCGCACCGGCCCGAACGGCCGGCCGTCCCGCATCCTGATCTCGATCCAGTTCGTGCCGGCCTGATTCCAGTCGGGCACGGGGTCGAGGGTCAGGTTGAAGCCCGAGTTGGCGACCGAGATGATCTCGTGGCTCGCCCCCCAGGTTTCGGGCTCCTCCGTCGAGATCCTGACGAGGTCGCCCCGCTTGAGCAGGCGCCCCTCCATCCGGGCCGTCCACGAGACGGTGACGCGCCGGTATTGGCTCTCGGCCGCCATCATCCGGACCATACCGGTCGCCTGCGTGCGGCCGACGACGCCCTGCAGCTGCACGCGCGCGGGGTTCGTCAGCACCACCCCGTCCGGGGCCGACGACACCTCGGCGAGCCTCCAGGTGGACTGATCGACGTACTCGCCGACGATGCCGTCTGCCCACGCCTCGTCGGCCAGCGCGTAGTCGATCTCCAGCGAGCCGGCGACAATATCGTTGTCCGTGAACAGCATACGCGCGAGGCCGCGGGGCTGATCGCGAGTAATCGTCAACTTGTCGCCCACCGGCGCCGGGAAGGCGCGCCCAGCCTTGAGAATGGTTTCGAGAACCTCGTCCAGCGTCTGAACTTCCGTGAACCGGAAATCGAACGTGTGGCCGAGCGACGACCACAGCTGGTCGTACGCAATGAACGCCGCGAGATCGACATTCGACACGGACAACCCGGCCGAATAGTCGCTGTTGCGCCACCAGTCGAGCGCCGCCCACGCGATCGAGCGGGTGGGCTTGGTGATGAACTGCTGCGCCTGGAGATCCCAGACGGGGAGGCGCCGCGTGCCGATGACGCGCAGCTGCCCGCCCGAGACGCCCGAGTTCTGCTTGTTGCCGGTGCCCTTGACCGCAAGCGTGGTGAGGCGGGGAAAGCTGTTCGGGCCGTCGATCGACGCGCGCGCAGCCGTCCAAGCCACGGCGTCCTGGCCGCGGCTGGTGTCGGTGAGCGGCGGGTTCACCCGCTTGACCGAGACCTCGTAGCGCGCGCCCGGCACGGGGAAGCGCTCGGTGACGCGGATCTGGGTCTGCTTGGCCTGGGTGTAGATCTTGCTCCACACCTCCTGCCACGGGCCGGTCGGCGCGCCGGCATCGTCCACCGCGCGGATCCGGATCTCGATTTGCGTCGACGCGGCGAGCGTCTGGCCCTTGTCGCCGGTCCGGTACGCGCCGTTCCCCCACATGAAGTCGAAGATCAGCTCGCGCGCCAGCGTGCCCGCGGCGTTGACGATGATGCCCGGCGTGTAGGTCGTGGTCAGCTCAGCGCCCTGCAGCTCGCCGGCCGACACGACGTTGACCGGGTAGAGCGTGACCTGCTGGCCCGGCGGCACGATCTGGATCTCGATGCCGGGATAATCGGCATTGTAGCCGCCGGCCGCGGTCCAGATCGACGTGTCCCCGATCTGGATCTCCTCGACGTCCATTTCCCCGCACGTCAACCCGAACAGCGCGTAGTCGATCATCTGATCGCCGCTGTATTCGCTGTAGGTCGGCGCGGCGTATTCCGGCGCGAACCGCACCCGTCCGTTGAGGACCGGGATCGGCTGCATCGGCCGGGCCTGATTGCCCTGGAGGCTGAAGTTGTAGAGCGGATCGGCCTGTGACTTCCCACCGGCCTTCGGCTGGAGGAAATGGCTGATCAGGAAGGCGCCCGCTCCGACGATAGCGGCCGACGCGAGGCTCCCGAGCGCGGTTAGCGATCCGGCCGCCATTCCGAGTGCGGGGATCCCCACCGCGGCCACGGCGTACGGCGCAAGCGCCGTCAGGGCGATCATGCCGACGATCGCCATGATGCTCTTGCCCGAGGACCCGCCCGAGCCGCCGCCGAGCGGGCGCGAGACGAACTCGACGTTGTCGTTGAGCGCGATCGCCGTGCTCGCCCACTCGTCACGGCCGTAGTAGGCGCCGTTGATGCGGCAGACCGTCGGAAGTTCGAAGCGCCAGGCCACCCGGTCGAGGTAGGCCGCGACGGTCTCGCCCATCACGGCGTCCGCCTCGGCCATCGGCAGCACCTGGGCGTCAGCGCCGTCTCCTCCCACCTCGGCGTCGATCAGCTGCAGCACGCGCCGCACCCGCACGGCCGCCGGCGGCGGGCCGCGGCGCGCGTCATCGTCCTGGTCGAGGCGGTGGACGGCGGCGTGGTTCAGCATGGCTCAGCGGTGCGGCGGAAGAGGCGGGTGTAGACGAAGCCGATGCTCCGGAGCGCCGGGAGGTCGTCGGCGACGACCCCGCGGCCCTGGTCGACGTGGAGGATCACGCCGGCCGTCACGGGCACCACGAAGGTCCCGAGGTGGAAGTCGCGGCGGATCACGTTCCCCATCAGGACGAGGTCGCCGTCCCGGGCCTGCGCGTCCGAGACCTCGGTCCAGCGGGCCCGCTCCGGGTGCGCCAGCATGGCCTCGGCCTGCTCGCGGGTGGTGGCGGCCGTGTAGGCCAGCGCCGGCATCTCGGTCCCGTACACGGTGGCCTGGACGTGCCGGGCGAGCCCGTAGCAGTCGAACGCGTCCGGGCCGGTCGCCCCGACGCGATAGGGCCGGCCGATCAGTGCGTCGAGGAGGGCGAGGCGGTCGTGCATGCGGTGACGGGCTGTGCGAGGTCGGGGGCGAGGTGCTCGCGGCCCACGGTGCCGGGGGCGAGCGTCACGCTGGCAGGCAGCACGCTATCGATCGCGAGGCGGAGCGCGAGGGCCTGCTTCACCCGGCTGACCTGCCACCACCACATCGGGGCGACGCGCGTCCCCTCCGGGCATTGCGGATCGTTGCCGACGATTTCCTTGTCCGGGTCGAGCCCGAGCAGCTTGCAGTATTTCCGGGCGATCGAGTCGATTTCCTGCTGGGTCATGACTTGCTCCTTACGCTCCCGCCACCACCATGAGCGCCGGAAACCTAATCTGATCGTAGATCTCGCGCATGACGCGCAGCTTCGTCGGGTCGCTGATGACGAGCGAACCTTCGAGGCGCGCGCCCCTGCGCCTGACGCTCCGCAATTGGAGCCGGAAGGGACCGTGCCCGACCGTGGTGGGATCCGACAGCAGGTAGCCGCGGAAGATGCAGACCACCGGTTCGTTGAGCCGGGCGGCCGGCTCAAGGAAGCGCCCTACCTCGCGGTTCACGTTGTCGAGCCAGATCGGGGCCTCGACGCCCAACTTGTCGATCCGGGGATACTCGACGCCGAAGGGGATGCCCTTGAAGGTGACCGTCTCGCCGGAGTTCAGCGGCGCCTCGGCCTCAAGCGTGAATGCCATGTCCTCCGTATTCTGAACGGCCCGGATCGGGGCCGGCGCGCCGTTCTCGACGAAGGTCGAGTGCAGGAATTCCAGCGTGGGGAGGATCCGCTGGTGCGCGTCCACGGTGGCCGCGGCCTCCTCCCACGCGCGGTTCGAGGTGATCGGCACGGGTCAGAGGTTCCGGACGTCCAACTGGCAGGTGACCAAGGTGCGCTCCAGCCCAACCTTTTTCTCGGCGATGCCGCTGGAGGCACCCACGATCTGCACCATGCGAGACTGATAAGTTCCCGCGGTTTCGATCCAGAGTGGGATGGTGAACTCGCCCGTTCCCTCACCCAACATGTCGGCGACGAACTCATGAAAGACGGAGAGGTTCGGGGCCGTGAGGATCCAACCGTAGGACAACCGGCTGATCCGCAGGGTGAATTGCGGGCGCATCCGGATCTTGCCGGACTGCACCTGCGACGAGAGGGGCTGCTGCCCGAGTGCCTGCACACCGTAGGCCTGTCGAGCAACGAAGTAGGGCAGGCCAGCCGGCCAGGATGCAGCCATCAGCCCGTCGCCCTCATGCCGAAGCGCCTGCGCAGGAGACCGTCGAACCGGCCGTCAGCGATCATGCCGCCGACCACCTTCTCCAGCTGCACGTCGATGCTCGGACCCTGCGGGGTCTGCGTGACCGTCGCGGTCGCCGTGTGGTCGGCCGGCGCATTGTGCACGTTCACCTGGACCGAGGGCACACCGCCCTGCCCTGCCTGCCGGCCGGCCGAGCGCGCCACGGCGGCGGGCACGAGATAGCCGCGGTCGCGGTCGTCGAGGGCCCGCACGTAGCCCCCTTCGGCGTAGCCGCGCGAGCCGATCCGCAGAGCTTCGACGATGGACGCGCCGCCGGCCCGGCGAACGTCGTCCTGGGACCACACCACCTCGCCACGGTGAACGAGGCCGGCCACCTCCAGGCGATTGCCCGGACCGGTGTAGCCACCGCGATCGAAGGGCAAGAGCGACCGGATCGCCCCCATGAAGCCGCCGCTGGACGCGCCCGGCAGATCCGGCCCGATGCCGCCCTGCGCCATCGTCGGCAGGCCACCGCCGGTGAAGCCACTCAGGATCCCGGAGAACGCCCTGTCGGCGAACGAGTTGAGGAGCTTGTCTGCCACCCGCGACAGCATGTTCTGCAGCGCACCCAGCGCCGAGGTGCCGCGCATGATGTCGGACACGAAGCCCGTGAAGGCCTCCTTCGAGATGTCCTTGGTCTGGGACAGGGTCTGGTTCAGGCGAAGCGCCTCGGCGGAGGCGCCGGTGAGCGACTCGCCGGTTCCGCGCAGGCGCGACGCGATCTGCTGCTCGTCCGAGGTTCGCCCAATCTGGGACCGCTCGAACATGGCGTCCTTGAACAGCTTCGATTTTTCCTGCTCGGCGGACGCCTTGGCGTAGGAGTCTGCGAGGTCGAGGATCACCTTGCGCTGGGTGCGAACCGTGTCGGAGAGCTTGTCGCCACTGGCCGCTTCCAGTTCCTGGGCGGTGGTAAACTGCCGACCCACTTCGCTCCCGCGCTCGACGGCCTCGTTGAGGAGGTCCTGGATCTTCTGGCGCCGAGCCTCGGCCTCGGCGACCTGGTCGGTGAGGGTGATCGTGGAGCGCAGAATGTCGGTCTGGCGCTCCGTCGCGCGGGAATTCGGCAGCCGCCGGTTGATGGCCTCGTCGAGCGCATCGAGCGCCTGACCCGCGTTCTTGCCCCCGCCGAACAGCCGCTGGTTTTTCGAGATTTGCTCGGGGTCGAGGATGCCCGATACCGGCGCGCTCGGGTCAGCCTTGAGCAGGTTCATGCCGCCGGTCGGGCCCGCGACCCACATGGCGTACTGGTTGCGCAGTGAGGTCTCGAAGCCGGCCGTCTCCAGCTTCCGGGCGTTCTGCCGAGAGTACACGTCGATCAGCGCCAGCTGGTCGTCCCGGTTGGTGCGCTGGGCGAGGATCTGGTCCCGGTTCATCCCCGAGGCCCGCTCGGGAAAGGTCTGCGTGAACAGCTCCAGCCATGTCTTCGCGATGAACTGCCCGAGCCCGGTCGCGGAGGACACCGGATTTTTGACGGTGAGGCTCCCTCCGCTCTCCGCGCCGATCATGGCCTGCGCGAACAGCTGCGTCGTCGCGGAGCCGGACCGCTTGGCGACCTCCTCGGCATCCTTCCTGATCCGGTCCGTGTCGATCCGAGATGTTTCGATCAGGGCCTCGCGCTCAGCGATGTTCGCGAGCCTCGCCGCGCGCTCTCGCTCAAGTGAGGCCCGGTCCTGCGCGTCCAGGTTGTCGTTGCCCGCGCGCTCGTTGATCTGACGGTTGATCTCCTCTCGGCTCGTGAGATTGTTCAAATTCTTGTCGCGCAAGTCGCGCTCAAGCTGCTGCTGCCGCTCGGTAAGTGCTCGGTTGACCGGATTGAGGCCGACGTTCTGATTCGCATTCTGCGCCGCCCTGAGTGCCGTGGCGGCGCTCGTGCTGCCGTACCGCTCGATGTCCTCGCGCGCCGATCGGGCGAGGTTCTGCAGGCGCTCGAACGCCGCCTGAACCTGCCCCATCTGCTGCGGGTCGAACCCGAACGTGACCCGGTCCGAGATCGCCTTGCGCAGCAGCTCCACGCGGTTGCGCAGCTGATCCACCTCCCTGGCCGCCGGATTGAGCTGGTCAACCAGTCCCATGACGTCGCGGTTGTTCTGCGCCGCCTGCGCGCGCTGGCGCTGCTGGTCCTGGGTAGCCTGCTGCTGACGAAGCTGGTTGATCCGGGCCTGGACATCCTGCGCCTCGCTGGCGAAGGCGGACCCGCTGCCCGGAAGGTAGCCGTAGACGCCGCTGCGAGCGGCGGCGATGGCCCGCAGGCGCTCCTCGAGCAGTTCCAGCTGCCGGTCGACGGTCGCCCCGCCGAAGGCGTCCGAGACGCGCTCTCCCAGCCAATCGAAGACGTTGGAGAAGATGCGCCCGAAGGCGCTGGTCTTGTCGCCCAGGGCGGTGGTCAGATCCGCGGCGCGGGACAGACTGGCCGCGTAAGCCTCGAACAGCACCCGCTGCGCGCCGGTCCGGTCACCCTGCTCCTGGAGGTTCCTGATGGTCCGCTCGGTGCTGGCATTCAGGAAGCCGAGCCGATCGTTGAGCGTCTGCGCGCCCTTGGCCGGGTCCGCGAAGGCCTGCGCCAGCTCCTTCGTGGCGTCCGGGACCTCCTGTCCCGTTGTGGCCGCGAAGTCCTTGGCGGAGCGCCCGAGCTGAACGAACAGGTCAGCGCCGATCCGTCCCGTGGAGGCGAAGGTCGCCGCGATCGTGCGCGCCTCGCGCGCCGAAACGTCGCCGGAGGCCGCGATCGCGACGGCCGCGGCATTCACCTGCTGGGCGCTCGCGCCCGAGGCCCGGCCGACACCGGAGAGCAGCCGGTCCACCTCCCTCAGGCGGGCCTGATAGGACAGCAGGGCGGCGGCGCCGGCGAACAGCGCCACCGTCGAGACGCCGATCACCCCGCCGACCACGCCGATGCGGGCCGCGAAGCCCGTCGCGGCCTCGGTCGCCTGCGTGATGGCGCCCTTGACGCTCGCGCCACCCGGGCCGGCGAAGGTCTGCGCGATCTGGCCGCCCTGCTGCAGCAGGATGGTCATCGGGCTCATACCGCTCGCGGCAGAGGCGATGATGTCGGTACCCTGATAGAGCAGGTTCTGCGCCTGGCTGCCGGTCAGCCGGCCGGCGCCCTTGGCCCGCAGATCAGTGACCTGTCGAGCGAAAATATCCTTGGTGCTCTGAACCGCCCGGGCGCCCTCTGCCTGGGTCAGGGCACCGTTCCGCACCGCCTGCCGGATCTCAGCGAGCTGCCCGAGGTATTCGCGCTGCGCGGCGAACAGGGGCGAGTACTTCGCCCGGAGCCGATCGAGTCCTTCGCCGTAGGCGGCAACGTCCGCGCCTCGGTTTGGCACGATCAGCTGGCCGTTGACCAACGCTTGGGCGCTGGCCTTCTGGGCGAGACCGGCGCGCTCCAGGCGCTGGGTGCTGTCCTCGAACGAGCGCACCGCGGCTAGGCGCGCGGCCGCCGCCCGCGCGGCCGAGATGGCGCCGACGTCCTCCGCCCGGGCAATATCCGCCAACGCGGCCGAATACCGGGCGCCTGCGGCCGCCATCGGGTCGAAGCGGCTCTGCAGCGTCGCCACTTCACGCGACAGCGCCTCGGCTCGGCGCGTCGCCTCCTCGGCCGCGCGGGCCTGCAACTCGAACACGGACGCGCTATCCCGGGCCGAGGCCCCCGAGCCGGTTCCGACACCGAGCAGCGCGTTGACGTTCGCCTGCGCGCGGGACTGCGCTTCGGCCTGCCGGGCGGCTTCGGCCAGGCGCTGATAGCGCGCGGTCTGGCGGTCGACGGAGGCGCCGGCAACATCGGCCGCCGCGGACACGCCCTGGAAGGCCTGCTGGCCCGCGCGCCCGGCATCGTCGAAGACGCGCTTGACCTCGGCCCCGCCCTCGACGGCGAGGCGGATCGCGACGCTACTCGGCATCGTCGTCCTTCCGGCAAGCTTGGATGATGATGGGCTCGATCCTGGGCAGCACGTCGGCCAGAAGGGGGGAGGCGCCGCCCATCGCCTCGGCCATCAGCAGGACGGCCCCGAAATCCAGGGCGTAGGCGCCGCCCCAGCCGACGCGCACCTGGCCGCCGCAGCGCTGAATCACCGCCCAGGCCACCACGCCCTCATCGGTCTCGGGCGCATGCAGAGTGTAGGGGCACTCGGGGCAGTCTACGCCGCAGGCGTCGCAGTACTCGTCGCCTCCGCCGAAGTGCCAGGAGGCGAGTTCGACGATCCGTTTTTTTCCGCGCCCCTCGTCAACGCCGGAGTGACGTAGAGGGTGTCGAATCGGTCGAAGGCGACCCATTCGCCCATCAGGAGATCGACGTTCTCCAACGTCACCGCGATCGGCACCCCGTCGGCGTCCCCGACCCCCTCCCACTCGACGATCGCGCGCCGGGCAAGCTCGCCCACGAGCGCGATGTTGGTGCGAAGTTCCAGGTCCTCCTGATCGTCACCGCGAACGACCTTGCCGACCGCCTCGCGGGCGGCGAGCATCATCGCCACCGAGGCCGGCTTCACCCGAACACGCACACCTGGCAGTAGGTCTAACCAGTAGGATTCCGAAATGGGGGCAAGCTTGATCACCAAATCTCTCCATTCAGCGCTCGGAAAACAGTGCAATTCACGCACTGTTTATGCAGTTTTCCTAGCACTTATTTATCCAAATATAGCATTGGGAGCGCCAGAAGGCAGACTCTATAGAACTGCCCTTGCTTCAGGCAGGTTCGGGTCAATTGCAGCATTTTGTTCTCCGTTTTATTTTGTGGACAAGGCGAGAGCACGCGAACTTGGCGGGCAAATTGCTGCGGACGGCATCGAAAGATTTGGAAGGGAAAACTTTAGCTCAGCGCTGACCGGAGCGATGCTGAAATTCCAGCAGGAAGTTAAACAGAAAGGAGCAGCATTATGGTGCCCGGAGCAGCGTACGAGACTGCGCAAACTCGGCATAGATGATGTAATCGGTGACAACTTGCCATAGGGCCGACTTCAGCACCTTCCCATCAGCCCGGGCGGAGCGGGTCGCGCTCCGCCCGGGTATCGACGTCGTCAATAATTCGGCACGTTGTTGACGAGAGTGGCGGTGACCGTGCGACCCACGGTCGGGTCCTTGGCGGCCTGCCAATTGAAGGTGGCCTGCACACCACTCGGCCCGGTTACGGGCGTCTTGGCCTTGGGCAGGAAGACGGAGTGCGCGGTGAACACCAGCGAGCGCGCGGCGTCCGTCACCCACCCGAACGTGAGCTCGACCGGCGTGCCGGCCGTGGCCTGGTCGAGCAGAGTGGTGTTGGCGAAGCGGACGGCGAGGCTGCCGGTCATCGCGACCATGCCGGGGTCGGAATCCTCGATCCGACCGTCCCCGCGGATGACCTCCACCTTCTCCAGGTTGTTCGAGTAGGTGAAGTCGGCCGAGACGACTGACCCGAGCGCCACGCCCCCGCGCGTGATCGCGCCCTGGAACGGGCTGAATCGCTCGATGGTCGCCTCGGCGAGAGTGCCGGCAGCCGACGCGCCCAGCTTGTTCTCCCCCTGCGCGATCAGGCCCAGGGTCGCGGTGAGCAGCCCGGAGCGCTGCATCTGCACCCGCATGGTGTTGCCGCGAACCCCGAAGTTCTGGCCGTAGCTCGGTACCTCCGGCAGGCCCACCTCCACCGTCATCGACGGCAGCGTGACCGCACCCGACACGAACTCGTGCGTGGTGCCGCCGGCGCCGACACTGGAGGTCGGTTGACCCATGAGGAGCTTCAGCCAATTGCCGAAATTACGCAGATCGACCGGCACGACCACGTCGCCGTCGTTGTTGATGACGTCCTTTGCCGGCGGCAGGGGCTCACGACCGTAGCCGAGCAGATCGCTCGCCAGCAGACCCTGCTCCTCGCCGAGATTCGACGAGACGAACGGTAGCTTGCGATAGCCGCTGCCGGGCGGCGTGCCGTAGGTGGTCTCGAAGGCAGCCGCCATGATGGCGTTGGCTCCACGCGCACGCGCCATGGTTCTCTCCTGTGAGGTGATTAATTCAGGGGGTCGGTGGTGCCGTAGACGGCCGTGATGCCGATCAGGGCGGACCGGGAGACGGGGGCGCCCTCCGCGGTCAGCGGCTCGGTGGCGGCGGCCGACACCATCAGGTAGTCGCACCGCCCGCCCAGGGTCCGGTCGGCCGCAACGGCGGCGCCGATCGCCTGCAGCATGGTGTCCAGCCGCGCCTCGGCGGTGGCGGTGCGAGACTTGTTCACCGCGACCTCGACCGGGATCTCGTGCTCGTAGATGTAGGTGGTCGGATTGAGCGTAACCTCGGGGTCACCCGGGTCGCCGTCATCCACGTTCACGAAGCCACCGGCCGGGATGGCCTGCTGCTTAACCTCGTTCCGGTAGTGCGCGGCCTGCGGCAGGGCCGCCTTCAGCAGGTCGACCACTCCCTGAATAACGCGCTCACGCGTGCTCGGCATGCGAGATCACTTTCAGACTTTGAGCGTGCTGAGGTGCGGAACAGTCAGTCGCGCCAGGGCAGTTCCGGCGCCCGCCTGCATAATACGAGCACGACCGCGAAGCAGATGAGGTAGATAATGCCGAGCCAAATCATGGCGCGGAGGACTCGCGCGGCGCTCAGGCCTGCCAGTTCGCGGCGATCGCGCCGGGCACCTTCTCGGCCCAGGCATGGGCGACGGCGTCGATGTCGAGCCGCTTGCGCAGCTTCGCCTGCCGCACGAGGACGAAAATCACCACGAAGGAGCGGTCAGAGGCCGGCCCCGCCTCGCGGATCGCCTTGAACGACTTCCGGCGCTGGAAGCGCGCGGCCTGGCGCCGGTAGTAGGCGTCGGCCACCAGCACGCCGCCGGTACGGGTCGGAACGAAGCGCAGCTTCACGCCCGTCTCCCGCTCCCACGCGGCCGGGGTCAGGCCGCTGCCGGTGGAGCCCTTGGCGCGGCGGGCGGAGACCTGCCGCACCCCCGCGTCGGCCGTGGGGATCGCGAGGTACTTGCCGCCCTTCGCCGAGATGGTGACGCCCCGGTCGAAGGCGTCGATGAGCTTGGGCGCGTTGCTGCTGACGTAGGCCGCCGCGTCGACGCTCTCGCCCGAGGTTGGGAAGGTCCGGCCGCGCCACGTGTTGGCGAGCCGCTGGCCGAAGCCGGCCTTGCGCACGTCGTCGCGAAGGTCCTCCTTCAGCCCGTCCGCCACCTGCCGCATGCCGGCGGTGACCGAGCGGGCGATCTGCACCTCGCTGCCGGAGAGGGCCTTGCGGACGTCCGGGGCCGACGCGGAGAACCTCACGGCGCGTCCTCGTCGTCGGGCGCCAGGGGCGACACTTCGCAGGTCCGCACCAGCCGCCGCACGTCGATCCGCGCGAAGCCCGTGACCACGACCGTCTGCGCGATCTCGCCGTCATCGTCGAGGATGTCGACCAGGTCGTGATGGGCCGGCTCGGGCACCTCGGACAGCCGTACCGAGATCAGCATGGCGTTGAGGTCGAAGCGGTTGTCGCCCGTGCCGACGATGGCCTCGGGCGACAACCGCATGATGCGGACGGGCAGTCCGGTCTCGGCGCCGCCCGCGCGCCAGAACGCGTCCTCGCCCATGTTCGGGTCATCGAACATGGAGTCGACGCCGAGGTCGAAGGCGTTCATCGGGGAGCGCGCAGCGCGGCGAGCAGGTCGGCCTTCGTCTTGGCGGCCGAGATGTCGACGCCGCGCTCGGTCGCGAGTGCCTCCAGCTCGGGCTTCGTCTTGGCGTCGAGGCCGTCATCGGACGGCGGATGGCCACCCTGATCTTCGGATTGGTCACCTCGCCCGCTTTCAGGCTCGACTTCGAATTCCGAGCCCTCGGCGACCTCGTGCGTACCAGCCTGGAGCGCGACCTGCGCCTCGTCCCAGCCCATATGCACGATCTCGTCCTTGCCCTTCTCGCGCACGCGCATTTGTACTCTCCCTCGGTTCGACGCCTCGCCGCGGGGCGCCAGGCTGCTGGATTGAGCCAGCCGGCGGAGCGCCGGCGGGCAGCCCCGATCAGTTCGAGGTCGTGCCGCGCACGAGGAGCTGGGGACGCTTCACGAGCGGGAGCGGGTTGGACTCCGTATGGATATCCATGCCCTTGCCGAACTTCTTCGGCTCGAGCGGCGCCACAAAAACCTCAGCGTCGCCGATCGCCGGTGCTTGATTGACAAGCGACCAGAAGTCGGGCGGTGCCCAGTAGTTCACGAAGGTGTCGGCGGTACCGAGCGGGAAAAACCGCACGTCGCCGGCCGGGATGAATCGCTGCGGCGCAGTGCGAGTGCCGTCCTCCTGGAGGTAAGAGGCAGCTCCGCGGTATTCTTCGAAAGTGATACCACCGAACGTAAAACCCTTTCGCACGTCCTCGCGCAGGATCTGCGGCCCTGACTGGTAGTACTTGTAGGCTTCTTTGACGTTGGCGTGCTTGATGAAGGCCGCAAACCACTCCGGAGAACAAAGCGCGTGCACGCCCGTCATCGTCTCGCCGGAAAGATTGTCCTCCATGTAGCCGGCCACTTCCATGCACTTGCCGAGCACATCGGTGGAGGTGGTGCCGAGCGCGAAGTCCACCACTTTCTGGGTGACCCCGAAGGTGGCGAAGAGGTCGAGAATGGTCGAACCGTCGTAGTCGGTGATCACGCCCTTGAGCGCCCCCATACGGAGGTTCTCGAGGGTGATCGCATGCTTGCGGCGCATCGTGATCAGCTTGCGGCTCACGAAGCCGAGCACGGTCTCCAGGCCGCCCCCCCCCGCGGGGGAGAGCGCCAGCATATTCTGGACGTCCGTCGCCAGCACGCTGTCCTCGTGTGGGATGTGCGGCACCGGGAAGGACTTCGGGCGCTGCTTGCCGCGGGTGCCGAGGGAAGCCGGCGCGCCGCGGGGGCGGGTCGGCAGCAGGTTGAGCACGCCGTCCTCAATGACGACGATCACCGAAGTGGTCGCGATCGGCTCGGCGGTGAACAGCCCGAGCGCGTTGATGCGGCCGTAGCTGTTCGGGACCAACGTAATGGCGCCAGTCAGCGCAGCGGCGCTGAAAGCGTCCTGGTTGAAGATATCGAGGATCTCGGGCATCGCGGATCAGGCCCCCTGGCGAACGATGATGCCCGCCGCACCGAGCTGGCCGTCGGCCGCTGCGCGCTTGGTGGCATCGTTGATGGTGGAGCCGTAGATGAGCCCGGCATGGCTCACGACGGCGTCGCGGGAAAGGACGACCGCCTTCGCGTCGGCGCTGGTCGCGTCGACCGGGAAGAGCAGCACCGCGACGGCAGTCTGCGAGCCATCGCTGCCGGAGGCGGCGGCCGGCACGTACTTGCCGGAGGCGGTGAGCTTCGCCAGCACCGTGCCGGAGGCGAGCTTGCCCGAGCCGGAAGCGATGACGGCGGTGTCGCGGCTACGGTAGGAGCCGTCCTCGGCCTTCAGCCAGTCCGAGGCGACGGGAGCGGTTTCAAGCAGCGGCATGTCAGGCGTCCTTCTTCAGGCCAGCCCGGCGCAGCTCGCGCTCCATGCTGCTGGCGGAGGCGGTGACGCCGGCGTTCCCCTCAAGGGCCGGCGGGTGCGAGCGGATTGCGGTCTTCTCCTCGGCGGCCACGAGCTTGTCGAAGAGCGCGGCTCGCGCCTGCTCCACGGTCTTGCCCTCGGTCACCATGGTGGCGGCGAGGTCCTCCGGCAGGCTCGGATCCTTGCGGCGCGCGAGCGCGACGAGGTCGCGGATCTGGCCGGCCGCGCCGACGCGCTCGCGCGCCTGTGCGACGGTGACGCCCTCGGTGAGCAGAGCGGCGGCCATGGTCGGCACGCCGCCTTCGGCGCAGAGCTTGGCGATCTCCGACGCGTCGGCGCGGCTGATGGAGGTGGAGGCGGTCCGCTCCAGATCGCTCTCGGCCGCGGAGATCTGCCGGTCCAGGTCGACCACCTGGGAGGCCGCGGCGTCGAAATCGCGCTGCTCATCGTCGGTCATCGACCGGCCGCGGGCCGCGGCGGTCAGTTCGGTCATGCGGTCGGATGCCCTCGCGCGATCGCGTCGAAGGCTCGCGAGGTCGCGAGGCATTCATTCTCTCCTGGGTGCGATGCGCCGAAGCGCCGTGATCCCCGGCAGTGCCGGGATCGGGTGTGGCGGCTACCGCCGCGCGGCCCGGGCGGCCCGCTCGTTGGCCGCGGTCCGGGACAAGTCTCTGAGGGCGGTGTCGTAGGTCTGAACGCGGTCGGCCATGCCGGCCGCGACGGCGTCCGCACCCACCTTCATGCCGCCCGAACCGAAGTCGCTGCGCACTCGCGCGGGCGTCGTCTTACGACCGCGGGCCACGTCGGCGATGAACTGCATCTCGATCGCGTCGAGGAGCGTCCGGACCTGGCCGGCACCGTCCTCGGTCTGCGGGTCGGGGCGCTTGTTCGGGGCGTTCGACGAGACGATCTCGATGGACAGACTGCCGGTCGCGTCGGGCTCGACCTGCTTCGAGATGGCCGCCACCACGCCGATGGAGCCGAGCATGCCCGTCTTCTCGGTGACCACCTCGCCGGCCGAGGACGCGATCCAGTAGGCGGCCGAGGCGGCCGAGCCGCTCACGTGCGCCACCACGCGCTTGCGCCCGCGCATCGCGTAGAGCTGGTCCGCGAGGGCGTTGATGCCGGTGGGTGAGCCGCCGGGCGAATCCACGAGCAGCATGACGGCGCCGACGTCGGCGCTGTCGCGGGCGAGCGCCAGGTCACGGGCGAGCATCGACGCCGAGGTGCCGGTGCCGGACATCTCGGTCATCATATTGGCCCGGGGAAAGATGGGGCCGATGACGGGGATGATCGCCACCCCCTCGCGGGTGAGCATGGCGTAGCGCGCGCCCTCCAGGCGCTGGGCGGTCGGACCGGCCGCCGCCTGCAGGTCCAGCCGGAACCAGTCCTCGCCCTCGGCGGCGCGGCGCTCGGCGCGCCCAGGGCGATCCAGGCTCGCGAGGCTCGCCATGAAGTGCAGGTAGTCCGGGCGGATCGCCCACGGCTCGGCGGTGAGAGCGTGCAGGGCGCTCGTCATGGCTGAACTTCCGGTGGGGAGGGCGGGTCATCCGCCGCGGCATCGCCGGGCGCGGGCTTCACGGCGCGCCGGCCGTCGCTGGTGTAGGCGAGGTTGAGCGAATCGGCCCGCTCGTTGTCGGCCTTGTTCTCGCCGTCGATCGTCTCGGAGTCGTAACCGGCCTCCGCGACCTTCTGCGACCGGCTGGAGAACCCGGCCTGAACCTCCATGGACTTGCCCTGGACGTCCTGCACCGGGTGGATGTAGGGCCACGCCTGCGGGATCCACTTCGCCGAGTAGGCGACCGAGCGCGGCATGCCCTGCGGGATCTTCAGCGCGCCCGAGAGCACCGCCAGATCCATCCAGCGAACCCACACCGGCCGACAGAACTGGAACACGACCTGGTGGTGCTGCCAGCCCTCGACGGCCCGGCGGAAGTCGTTGAGCGCGGCGCGGAGCGTCCGGTCGTTCAGGGTGCTGTAGTCCCCGCTCAGGATCTCGTAGAGCAGGCCGCATGCCGCGGCGACGCTCCGCTTGGCCTCCCGCACGAACATCTCGAAGTTCGGGCCGACGTCCTTGGGGTTGGAGAACTCGATGTCCTCGCCGTCCGCGAGCACCTGAAGGGTGCCCGGCTCGAACTCCAGCGTCGCCGCGCCCTCGTCGTCCGGGCCGTCGGTGCCGAGCGGGCCGGAGCCGCCCGGCCCGGAGCCGAGCGGGCCGTCGCCCTCCTCCACGACGCGCTTGATGAAGCCGACGAGGCGCGCGGCGTTCTTCTTCCGCACCAGCTCGGCGTCGAGGTAGCCGTCGAGGTCGTAGAGGGTGCGCAGCGCCCGGGCGAGCCACGGCTCCCCGCGGTCTTGCCCGGGGCGCATCGCCCTGTAGAGGTGGCAGACGTCCGTCGCCGGCACCTCGGCGAGGTCCAGTCCGGCCGACAAGGTCGCGCCATCGCCCGGGTGCTCCCGGTACAGGAAGTAGCTCTGCCGGCGCCCGATAGGGTTGTAGCGGATGCCCTGCCGGATGTTGCCGGTCAGATCGGTCCTGAGGTGCGGGCAGTGGTCGCCCTCCAGCACCTGCAGCTGCAGCGGCACCGGCAGGCCGTCCGAGGGAAGCCGGGTGCGCAGGCGCGTGAAGGTCTCGCCACCCTCCACCATGCCGCGCACGGCGATGGCCTGGAGGCCATAGAAGTCGTGCGCGCCGATGCTGTCGGCCACGTCCGTCCACTCCAGCCACAGGGCCTGGGTACGGGCCCGGAAGGCCGCGTCCTCGTCCTTGACCCGCTTCGCTTCCTCGGCGCCCAGGCCGTCCGTCGGGCGCGCCGCCATGGAGCGCGGCACGATGCCGGTGCCGACGATGTTGCTGACCAGCCGGTCGACCGCGGCGCCCGCGTACGGGTTGCGGCGGCCCTGGTCGCGGCTCTTCCGGCGCAGCTCGTCGAGCGCGTAGGTGATGGCGCTGTTCGGGCCGTAGCTGCCGACGCGCCAGGACCGCGAGCGCCGCCCGCGGCCGCCTGCAACGTCGTAGGCGGGCGCCTCAGGCACGTCGCTGGCCGGCCCGCCGTCGAGATCCAGGGCGACCGGCGTGACGTACTGGTTGGTGCCCTTGATCCTGAACCGGACCGGCTGCGCCTGCGCCACGCTCACCACCCGCTGCGGCCCGTCATCACCACCTGCCGGGTGCGCCGCGGAGCGCCGCCGTAGAGCGCCCCGGCGAAGTCGTTGATTCGACGCACGAGGTCCGCCCGGGCCAGCCGCATCTCGGCGTAGCTCCGGTAGGTGGTGCGTCCGGCATTGTCGGCCTGCTCGACCGTGAGGACGCCGCTCGCCATGGCGCGATCCAGCTTCGCGAGCTGGACCCGCATCGCGGCGAGCTTCTGTTCGGGCGTGTCGGCCATCTCTACCTCATCGGCCGGTTGTTGACCCGGCTGCGCCGCACGGCGCGGCGCTGCTGATTGCGGGCGGCGAGCGAGCGCGCCGCCACCTCCGGAGGTACGGCGACCTCGTCCGGCGCGGGGCGCTCGCGGTCGATCCCGAGCGCGGCCTCCAGCTCGCGCCAGTGCACCTCCCGCCAGCGGTCCCACCCCCGCATCGCGGCCAGCCCGCGGGCGTAGTTCGCGCAGTCCAGCACCTCGTTGCGGCGCCCGCCGATCGGCACCCATTCCCGGCGCGTGCGGCCGCGCGCGACGTGCGTGACCAGCTCCTCGGCGGTGAGCTGCTTGACCTGGTCCTCGGTGACGTCCCGGGGCAGGTGCACGAACCCGGCCGGGAACGGCCGGCCCTCCGGAGGGCGCTGCAGGGCGAGGCAGCCCATCAGCTCCTGCTTGACGAACGAGACCCCGATCCGGACCGTCTTCAGCCCGCGCCGCAGCTTCTTCCCGGCCGCCGTGCTGTCCTTGGCGCCCACGCCCAGGAAGGCGCCGGCGTAGCTGTCCTGCCCGTCCACGGCGTGGACCGGCCGCCCGGCCTGCCGCCGCACGAAGGCGTAGACTTCGGCGGTGAAGCCGCTGGAGTCGATGCCCCAGTCCCGCACCGCCATCTCGGCCCCGCTCTCGTGCTGCCACGTCTCGTCGAACATGGCCTCCAGCTCCGCCCACACCTCCGGGCGGTTGGTCGCGCCGGGCAGCACCCGGTGCTCCACCAGCCAGCGCTCCCGGTTCCGGCCGAAGGCCCAGATCCCGACCTCCAGCCGATCCTTCTGGACGTCCACCCCGGCGAAGAGGATCAGCGCCGCTCGCGACACCGTGCCGGACAGGTACGCGTCCCGCCGCGCGTAGACGTCCTGCCACTCGGGGGCGTCCGCGCCCTCCTTCCAGGTCCGGGCGAGCTGGGTGTTGAAGAAGGTGCGCAGGGCCTCCGGACCCCGGCGCAGCGCCCGCGCGAACTTCGCCACCGTCTCCCGCACCATCTGCTTGGGGGCGTAGAGCTTCGAGACCTGGAACCCGGCGTGGTCGTTCGGCACCGCCCGCGCCCCGCAGCATCGACAGAGCGCCCGCCGCACGCCGTGCCGCTCCTCCTCCCACGTCTCCGGCACCTGCCGCTCGCCGCAACAGGTGAAGGCCCTGGTCTGCCGCCACTCGATCCTGCGCAGCGCGACGAGGCGCTGCGCCTCCGACCAGGGCCGCTCGCACTCGGCGCACTCGTAGCGGGCCGTCTCGGGCCGGATCCGGCCGTCCTCGTCCTTGTCGAAGCGGACCTGCTCCCACTCCAGCGGGTGCCAGCCCCGGCAGTGCGGGCAGGCCACGAAGGCCTTGCGCTGGTCGCTCTCCTCGTAGGAGGACTCGATCGCCGAACGGCCCGCCACGGTCGGGGAGCAGGCCCGCACCGAGAGACTGTTCGCCTTGAACTCGGCCTGGCGCTCCTCGGCGAGGTCGATCGGCGGCCCCTCCCCTCCCGCCGAGAGCGGGTACTTGTCGATCTCGTCGCAGCACAGCAGCCGGATGGGCCGCATCGCGAGGTTGGTGGGGCTGTTCGCCCCCACCAGCGTGATGTGCCCGCCGGGGAACTGCTTGTGGGTGAGAGTGTCGCCGGCGTCCCGCGACTTCGCCTCCCCGAACACCTCGCGCAGTGCCGGGGTGTCCCGGATCATCGGCGCGAGCCGGTCCTTGGAGAAGGTCTCGGCCGCGTCGTCCTTCGGCTGCACCACCAGGGTGGGGCAGGGATCAAGGTGCATGAAGCGGCCGAGGATGTTCTCGATCACCGTCGTCTTCAGCAGCTGCGTGCAGGCCATCAGGGTGATCACCGACACGCCAGGCTCGGTCGCCGAGAGCATCGGCCCGCGGGCCACCTCGACCCGGGCGGTGATGAAGCGGCCGCCGTTCGAGCTCTCCTTGCTCAGGCGGCGGTACGTCTCCGCCCACTCGACCACGTTGAGGCTCGGAGGCGGGGTCAGACCCCGGCGCCACGCCCGCAGGAGGCTCGCGGTGTCAGCCGAGTGTCGCGGAGGGCTCGCCGAGTTCGGCGAGGTGCTGGTGGACATGGTTGGTCAGGATCGTCGTCAGGGCCCGCGGGTCGACCTGCAGCTCGTCGGCCATCACGATGGCGACCCGGGCCGGCCAGGATGCCCAGGCGTCGCGCAGGTCCCGGGCGACCTCGAAGAACAGCCGCTCGGCCGCCGCGCGATCGACCAGCCTGCGATCCTCCTTCTCGACGGCCTGCTTGCGCTGCAGGCCGAGGAAGTTCTCCTTCCGCCGGATCGCGTCGGCGAGAGGGAGGTCGGCGGCGTCGAGGTCGATCTCGGCCTCGCCTCCTTCCCCGACCTCGATCACGATCTTGGGCTGCTCCCTCTCCGGCTTGCCGGCCGGCTTCGGCCCGCGCGCCGGGCGCTCGCTGCCCAGCATGGCGCGCACCGGTCGGTGCGTAACGCCGCCCCTGTATTTGGCCGGGCGCTGGTCAAGATTCCATTCGGTGGCTTCGACGTCGACCAAACCGTCCTCGTTGAGCGACAGCAAGCCCTTGTGCTTCCAGTCGGTTACCGCCTTGCGTGAGACGCCACGGTGCCGCGCGAAAGCGGCCTGACTGAGGTATTGGCGGGGGCCGGAGGCTTCCATGAATCACGTTACCGAAGGGGCCGGTTACCGGGTTCCGGCGGCCCAGCGCTAGGAAAAACCGGGGCCCCGACCACCCGTATCCATCCGGACCCTCCAGGGGCCCTGACCCCGCGTCAGACACGGTGACGATCAGGCGGCGGGGAGGGTGCGCCCCTCACGCCGGTCGACGGACGTGCTGCGGATGTCGGCCATGGCGCCCTCGCTCACTGACCTGCCAAGGCAGTCAGGACTTGCAGCACGCCGATCAGGAGCGCGAACCAGGCAGTGAGGCCACCGACGACCATGAGGAGCACTCGGCCGAAGCCGGTTCCGCCCGTGTATCCGGACATCATCACTCTCCGTCCTACGGCAAATCTGGCAAATATCCTTGCCTGTTCTGTCTTATGCTGTTGACATCGTAAGTAATGATAGGTAAAACAGAGATATAGGCAGAGGAGAGACACGGATGACCAAGACCAACGCCGCCCGGACCCACTTCCTCCACAACACCAGGACCAACAGGCCGCACGGCAAGCCGATGAGCGAGACACTGGCCACCCGGAAGGCGGAGCAGCTCAACGGCCTCCTGCGGGAGAACGTGATCGTGGTGGTGCCGGCGGAGATGTGGGGGATGGGGCTCAACTGAGCCCCCACCTCGGAGAGATCGACGAGGTTCGGGAGAAGGCAAGCGGAGGCCACAAGCCTCCACACCGCGGAGAACGGCTGTCCCGTCTCCCCCGGGGCTCAACATCGACCCCGTGAGGGGGAGACAAGCGCCGGACTTCGATCCCGATGGCGCGCAATCTATCCGGCCGGCCTGACGTCGGCAAGGCCGCACTCGAGGGGCGTCGCCCTGCCGAAGATCCGCACCGCGACCTTAAGCCGGCCGTGAGGCAGCACCTCCTCGACCAGCGCCGGGAAGCTCGCGAACGGGCCCGTCGCGATCACCACCTCGTCGCCCTCGGCGAATCCGGCCGGCGCGCGCTCCTCCGTGAGGCCGATGCGGGCCACGAAGGCGGCCATCTCGCCGCCCCCGATCGTCATGGGGGCCATGTCCTCCCTGGCCGGGTTGCGCAGCACGCGCCCGACCCCGCGCGTGGCCAGAACCTTGTCCCGCAGCTCGCCCTCCTCGGCCACGCCCACGAACACGGCGCGGTGGAACATCGCGAGGCGGCGGGTGTAGGGGCGCCCTTCCCGGTGGCCGACCGCCTCGACGCGGGGCACCACGGTCGGGATGCCCTGCTCCCTCAGCCGGTCGAGCGCGGGAGCCATCTGGCAAGGCGCCGTGGTGACGAGGTGCCACGTGCGCCCCTCGTCCACCCGCAGGGGCTCGCCGCGGGCGCTCCCGCCCCCCTGGGCGACCTTGCGGCGCTTCTCGGCCCTCTCGGGCGCCGAGCCGGCCTGCTGGGCCCTGGCGGCGAATTTCGCGGACTGGCGGCGGCGCTTCTCGCGCAGGCGCTGCTTCTTCGACTTGGCGGTGCGGCTCATGTGGGGTCGCAGATCTCCGTGGCGGGAGATCCGGACCGGGTAAGGGCGTGGCGCGCTCATCATATTGAGAAATCAGCGTCAATCCCTCTGATGCCCATTCTGCCGGGGTAAAAAGCCGATTCCTGGAGAGAGACCCTGATTCAGGGTCTGAGATAGGGACAGGAATGGAATACAAGGAAGAAGAGTAAAAAGATTTTTTCTCTTCTTTATAAAGAGTTAGGTCCCAAACTTTCTACCCATCCTGACTTTTTGCGGTTGGTGCAATAAGCCGCCCAGCCCCTTTCCGCACCGCCGTAAAAAGGTTTGTGGGGGCCGGTCATGGCGGTAATAATCTGCTCACTCGGCGAGGTATGCGCACCCCAAGCTGGCCATGCAAAAAATGCATAATGGTCGCAAAACGAAAGCAACATCAAATGACAGGCGGACAAGAACAAAAAATAAAAATTTCAGAAACGAGGAAAGCTGAATGCAGCTCATGCGGAGGAGTTAGAAACTGCTGGATCAGGGGCAAATTCAGCCATCATAGTGAGTACGATGGCATATATTTCTATTCACACCATCAAATATTACAATGCATGGGTTGCGATTATACATTTTTTATGATTACAAATGCGAATTCTGAAGATTATATAAGAGGAGATCACGACGAGATCGAACTAGTTGAGCATAATGTTTACTGGCCAGCAGTTGCATCAAGAAAATACCCTGAATGGTTTGATAGCAGACGGATACCCGTCGAAGACCCGTCCGAATTAGAAGCTGCTTTAGTTGAAGTTTATGGAGCACTCAATAATGAACTCAGAATGTTAGCTGCCATTGGAATGAGAACAGTATTCGACGTTGCATCCAAAATGCTTGATATTGATAGCAGTTTGAATTTCAAAGAAAAGATAGATGAACTTGTAGAAAAAAAACATATCGGGCCATCGGATAGAGCCAGGATTGAAGCTTTTATAGATGCTGGCAGTGCCTCAGCTCACCGAGGCTGGCGACCAAGATTGGACGAACTTAATGCGATGATGGAAATTCTTGAGCATTTTATTTATCATGCATTCGTCGAACCTTCAGATAGAAGGAAACTCAACGACGTCGCCCAAAATATAAAATCCCTAGTCCCTCCCCGCTCGCAAAAAGTTAGAAACAACGCGCAAGCCAAAGAACTCACCGCTGCCGATTTGGCGCAGCCACCTCACCCCGCATCCAGGCCGTAATGCAACTAATCAGCTGTGCGGTAGAAGGTTTTTGGCCTGCCTTTTGTCTTTTCAACCAATTCTTCTATCTGACCACTGGTCAAGAGGTACCTCATCACCCCATCGAGTTGCCGGGCATCCATACGTCCGTCGACCCGGCGGTATACATCAGAACGGGTCACCGGCTGGCCCGCCGCCCGGATGAAGGCCAACACGGCTTTCATTCCAGCCTGATGCTCGTTCTCGGCCATGTTCTCGCGAAGGCCCGTGACGAACAGGCTGAACGACCAATCCACCAGCCGGCGGGCGAAGGCCATATCGCCCTCCTCGACGATCACGCCCTCGAGCCCGGCCTCGGCGAAGCGCCCGCAGGCGACAACGAGTGCCACGCGCTTCGTCAGCTCCGCGCCGCGGCTCCAGGCCTCGTACAGCGGATCCTCGTCGGCCCGGCACAGCATGTTCTCATCGCGGGCGCGGCACTCGTCGTAGATCGCCTGCGCCTCGGCCGACATCTCCACCACCACGAGCGGCGGAGGCCGGGCCGGATCCATCAGCGTCGCGGTGGCCCCAAGGTGCCGGCGCGGATCGCCGCCGGGCGGGGGCGCGTCCTGGAACTCGAACAGCCGCTTCGCGGCCGCCACGATGCCCTCCGGCACCACCTCCTCCGGCGCGACCTTCGCCTGCACGCCCACCCGCTCGAACCGGGGCAGCACCAGGAAGCGGTTGAGGAAGCCGTTGCTCACGAGCTTCGAGCGCATCTGCTCGTAGAACGACGTAAAGGTGGTGGCGCCGTAGAGCGACAGGCACGGCCGCTGGATCAGGATGTCACCGCGCGTCGTGGTGGAATTGGGGATGAACGTCCCCATGCCCCTGCCCCACAGGGTGCAGTAGTCCTGCAGCATTTCAGCCTCTTGGGCGTTAGCCATTCGGTGCCCGACCCGCCGCAAGATTTTGTCCACCTCGTCCACGATCTGCACCTGCACGGGCCGCTCGGCGAGCCGCATGGCCAGCGACGAGGCAGAGGAGGCGGCCGCCGTGTGCATCCGGTGGCTCGACACCGCGTCCAGGATCTGGCGCACCGCCTCCTGCGGCCGCTCCTTGCCCGCACCGGTGCCGGCGATCGTCATCACGTAGAGGTGCGCGCCCGAGCGCGGCGTGCCGCAATAGACCCGGCGGCCGATCAGCGTGCCGACCGTCACCAGCGCGGCCGCCACCGCGAACAAGCGGATGGGCTTCGGCGAGCTCGCCATGATCCAGTCCGCGATCTCGCCCACCAGCCCGGGCACCTGCAGGTCCTCGTCCGGGAAGTCGCGGGTGTCGCCGCTCGCGGGCGCCTCCAGCACCTCGCCGGTCTCGGCGTCGATCACCACGCCCTCGCGCAGCTCGACGCGCCGGGGCTGCAGGTCGATGGTCAGGCCCTCGCCGAACCCGACGTGCCGGCCGAGCCACTCGAAGGCCTCGTCCAGCGCGAGGCCGCGCGCCGCCATCACGAGGTCGAGGGGCGTGTAGGCGCGGTCGCCGTCGTGGAAGTCCCGGATACCCTCCGGGTGGATCTTGAGGTTGGTGGAGCGCTGCTCGAGCGGCCGGCCGCGGTGCGAGGGCCGCCACGTGGCCACCGCCCGGTAGCCGCCGAGCATGCGCCGGAGCTTGTAGAGGCCGAGCTGCGGCACCCAGGCGCCGAGGTCCGCCATGGCGCGGTTGTTGAGAGCGCGGTGCGGCGCCTCCTCGCCGGCGGAGACCTCGCGGCGCGGCGGGCGCTCCGGCTCCGCCTGGTAGCCGAAGGGCCGCAGGGCCTCGGCGATGCGCTCCGCGACGTCGTCGTCGATCCAGGGCAGGTCGTCGGGCGCGACGCTGTCGAGCGATTGCAACCGCGTCCAGCGGTACGGCTCGCCCGTGTCGGGGTGCACGGTCGGGGGAAGGACGGTCTGCTTCCCCTGGCCGAGCAGGTCCAGGACCCGCACTGGCTTGCCGCCCGGGCCGGGGACGTTGAAGGCCCGCGAGGGGAACTTGGCGCTGCCACGGTAGAACAGCGTCTCGCCCTTCTGCCCGGCCTTGCCCACCGTGGTCGCCGGCAGCACGCCCAGGATGGCGGCGCGGATCTCCGGATCGTCCGTGTCGATGTCGGCGCTCACCACCCCGCCCGAGGGCGGCCCGAGCGCGATGCCCACGCCCGCGTCGCTGTCCGACCAGCGGTCGATCTCCACGTCCACGGGCAGGCGATGGCGGAACCGCGCCTGCCAGTCGTCCATGCCGATCCAGGAGCCGTCGGCGAGCGGCAGCCCGGGCCGCTTGGTGCCCGGGATGATGGGGATCGCCGCGTAGCCGCGCTCGACGAGGCGGGCACCGACCTGACCGTACGCACCCGGAACGCTAGCCATGATCATGCTCAGAATGGGGCCAGCGACTTGCGGAAGATCGCGCGCAACTCGTCCTCGAAGCCGACGATGACCTGGTGCAGGAACAGCCGCCACTCCTCCCCCGTGAGCTGGGCGAGGTCGGTCTTGCCGATGCTGTCGAGGTAGGCGCCCGCGCGCTCCCCGGCCGCGTCCCGGGCCGCCTTCTCGAACTCGTCGAGTTCCGCCGTTGGCATGGTGTAGACTCCCTGCCCGAGCGCCCAGCACTCCGGGCTGTCGCATAGCCACATCACGGGTTTGCTCTGCGCGGGGGCGACGCCGTAGCCGTAGGCCCGGCGCCGGCACACCCCGCAGAGGACGGGCTCCCGGTCTCCCTTGATCCGCGCCACGGCGGCTGCCCCTCCCATCAGAACGGCATCTCCGCGGCGGCCGCCGCCCGCAGACCCTCGACGTAGGCGCGGTTGATGTTGCTCATCGCCGCGTGCGAGCCGCCCGCGTCCGGATGGTGCTCCCGGGCGAGGCGCCGGAAGGCGGCCTTCACCTCGTCCTCGTCGGCGCAGGGCGCCGTGCCGAGCACCTGCCACCACCGCGCATCCTCGCGCTCCGTGACGGGCCGGGGCGCGTAGGCGCGCACGCGCTCCAGCTCGGCGGGCGCGAAGCGGCGGCTCGCGACCTGGCTGAACTTGCCGTCCTTCCTCACCACGACGTGGCTCGGCCGGGCGATCTCCCCGTCCAGGATGCGCTCCAGGGCCTCGTCCACCGTCGCCGGCACGGGCTGGCGGCCACGCATGTCGCGCCACCATTTCTCGGCCTTGGCCCGCGCCACGCCACCGTGCTCGAAGCACACCCACTCGCTGTGGCCGACGAAGCCGCACTCGTACTCCACCCGCACGGTCGGCGGCGCGTCCGGGTCGAAGCGCTTCACGTGCCGAGCCGCGCTCATGCCGGTGACGGGCACCCACGGGTCCGGGGGCGGGGGCGGCGCGCCCTGCATGATCGGGCGCTCGGCGTCCGCCACCGCGTCGTGCTGCGGCCGCGGGCGCTCCCACTCGAATCCGCAGCCCGGCGCGGAGCAGGCGTACTCGTCGAGGCCGACCAGGGTGGAGCAGTTCGGGCAGACCTTGGCCCGGATCGTCTCGGGCTTCACGACGGCGTCGGCCCCGCCCCTCGGGGCGCCCGGGGCGGCATCGGGCGGCGTCAGCGCGTCGACCGGCCCGTGCCGCAGCACATTCTGCGCGAAGTCGAGCACCAGGCAGTTCGGCTTCTCGCTCTCGGCGATGGCCTGCCGGCGCTCGTCGGCGGTGGCGTTGTTCGGGTCGAAGCCGTCCGGGTAGACCGGCCGGGTGCCGCGCCCGCAGATCTGGACGTAGAGGCCCGTCGACAGGGTCGGGCGCAGCATGGCGATGAGGTCCACCCCGGGGGCGTCGAAGCCGGTGGTGAGCACCATGGCGTTGGTCAGGCAGCGGATGCGTCCCTCGCGGAACCGCGCGACCAGCCGGTCGCGCTCGGCCGGCGGCGTCTCGCCGGTCACCATCTCGGCCGCGACGCCCCGGCGGCGCAGCGCGTTGCGGACGTTCAGCGCGTGCTCCACCCCGGCGCAGAAGGCGAGCCAGGACTGCCGGTCCTGGCCAAGCGCCACGATCTCGTCGCAGGCGGCCTCGGTGACGTTGTCCCTGTCGACGGCCTCCTGCAGCTGGCCCTCCACGAACTCGCCGCCGCGCCGCGCGACGCCGGAGAGGTCGAAGCCGGTGAGCGTCGCCTTGGACACCAGGGGCGCGAGCCAGCCGTCCCGCACCGCGTCGCCGATGCCGTAGGTGTAGACGATGCGGTCGAAAAGCCGGTCCGGCCCCTGGTCAAGGCGCCCGCTGTCGAGCCGGTAGGGCGTGGCGGTGAAGCCGGCCACCCGCAGGTCCGGCACGCGGTGGCGCAGCTTCTCGATGAGGGTCCGGTACATGCCGTCGCCGGACTTCGGCACGAGATGGGCCTCGTCGATCAGCACTAGGTCGCGCGTCCCGAGCGAGTAGGCGTCGTGCCGGTAGACGGACTGGACGTTGGCGAACAGCACCTGGGCGTGCTGGTCGCGCCGGCCCAGGCCCGCCGAGTTGATGCCGATCGGCGCGCCCGGGCGCAGGCGCAGCAGCGCCTTCACGTTCTGCGCCACCAGCTCCTTCACGTGCACCAGCACCAGCACCCGCATGTCGGGCCACTCGGTGAGCACGAGGTCGATGACCTGGGCGATGCAGACCGACTTGCCGGTGTTGTGGTGAACTACGAAATCAGAGGTGAGATAGAGGTGATCTTGATCAAGTTCGAAACCGAAGAACTCATCTTCTCCGATGGGCTCCGCGGTAAAACCGGTCATCAGAACATTTTTCTTCTGTAGCCGCGGTGACGCCTGTTTGCGCTTGACGCGCGTTGGTATTCGATTGAGGTCTCCGGAAATGCACACCCGCCAGTAAGTTCCACCTCCACCGGTTTGGCAGGTTTTTGTGCAAGCCACGGACTTTGCGTAAAATCCGAGACTGCGCGCTACAAAGGCGACATCTGACGCTAAATGTTCTGATTTGGAGATGTAATCGAACGTTCCCGATTTGTCATAATGACCATCAGTGTCTAGAAGGCCAGCGAGCACTCCAAGCCGCACTTCGCGGGATCCGAGTTTGTATTCATCAGGTATGTGTTTGTCAGCTGCGCCCACGCGAGCAATCCCGATCGCAGAGAGTTGCGCCATCATCCTGTTCGGATTCATTCGATTGGCGGCATCGTCCGCAAAGTGAACATCCCATGCCTTGTTATTGGCTTTTCTCGCGACTCTGACGCGCAAACCAATGGTCTCCATGTGATCACAGATACCGTCTAAGACTTCTGGATCAGGACTCGTAAGCGACACTCCGTTGATCAGGGAACCATCGCCGAGCAGTACGCCAACAACCCATGCGGGAATTGATGGATCAGGACGAGACGGAAAATCCACCGCAGATCGACGTAATTTGTAAAGATGCTTGAAGTTATTGTTTGTAGCAATCCACGATCTCACCGTAATATTTGCTGTTCCTGTCTCGGGAGCGCAGCCTGTCCTGCACAGAGGAAGAATGTGACTGGCATTGACGATGAAGGGCTCTCCCTTGATCGGGGTGATCCGGTACATCTCCTCGCGCCCGCGACAGAGCCGCAGAACGCGGCGAGGACGGCTGTCAGGCCCCATCAGGAGGTCGCCTTGAGCGATATCCTCGACGGGCTTCAGGCCGCCATCAGCCATCATGATCAGCGTGCCGCGGGCATGGCAGCCGGTGGCGAGGTCGACGAGAGGGTTGCCGCCGCCGGCCCGCCAGTAGTCCAGCAGGGCCTGCACCGTCCGCACCTGGTAGATGCGCGACTGCATCGCGGTGCCGGCCGGCCGGCGCTCGAAGAGGTTGTCAGTCCCGGGCGTCACGGTTCAGCTCCTCGCCGCGCTTGGCCTCGTAGGCCGCCGCGATCCGCTCCTGCGTGCGCGGCGGCAGGTTCTCCAGGAGGCTCAGCGCGCTCGCCCGGCGCGCGCGGTTGAACGGGTCGCCGAGCGCGAGCCGGACCGGATAGGCCTCCAGCACCTTGGCGAGCACGCCCGACAGCAGCACCGCGTCCGTCCCGCGCGTGAAGGTGCCGACGATGCCGGGCCGGAAGACCGGCATGGAGCGGAAGTTCGGCACGGCCGCTACTCCGCCGCGAACAAGTCGGCCCGCGCGCCCTGGCGCTCGGCCTCGCCCAGGTACTTCACGGCTTGGGCGTAGTAGGACGCCTTCAGCTCCGTGCCGACGAACCTGCGGCCCTGCAGGAGGGACTGGTAGCCCTCCGAGCCGATGCCCATGAACGGCGAGTAGACCGTCTCGCCCGGGTTCGTGTACTGGCGGACCAGCCGCTCGGTGAGGTCGAGCGGCATCGGGCAGAGATGCTTCTCGGCCGCGTCGTCCCGCGCGAGCCTGACGTTCAGCACGTCGGTCTCGTCGGTGTCGTGCCAGATGCCCGAGGTCATCCAGATCGGCTGGGCCAGGTCCTGCCAGCTCTCCAGCGGGTGCCGCTCGGGATCGTGGAGCACCGGCGGCACGGCATCCATGCCGTCGGCCCACTTGCGGAACACCACGATGTACTCGGGCAGGCCGCCGCCGGTGCGCGCCGCGTCGGTGCGGAAGTTCTTGTAGAGGAGCCGGTCCGACTTCGTCTTCTGCATCTCCCGGACCGGGCAGCGGTCGATCGTGATGCGGCGATGAAAGGTCCAGCCCTCCTCGACGTGGGTGCGGATGCAGGCGCCGGTGAAGTCGCGGATGCCGCGGTCGCCCTTCTCGGAGGCGTTGGAGTAGTAGACCAGATCCTTGACGTGGATCGCGGTCAGCCGCCCAGGCTTGGTGACCCGGAACAGCTCGCGCACGAGATGCCGGTAGCAGGCCTGAAACTCGTCGTCCGAGCCGACATTGCCCATGTCGCGCTCGCTCTCGGAATAAATATATAATGAACTAAACGGAGGACTATAAACGGAAAAATCAATACTGTTATCCGGCATTTCTGCCGTAAATTCCACCGTGTCGCAGTTGTAAGCGGCGAAGCGCTGGCCGATGTGAGAGGCGAAGACGTTTGCGGTCACGGCATCATCCACGCGGGTAACCGCGCTCCCTGCTGAGGATCGTAGGTTTCGAGGATGCGGTGCTGGCGGGCCGCCCGCGCCATGGCGGCGGCCATCTCGGCCTTCATGCGGGAGTGGTCGCCGGATTTCCGGTTCACCACGTCCCAAATCGAGGCCTCGGTGTCGGCGCAGACCACATGCGCGTGCACGTCCCGGGTCTGCCGGAAGCGCCAGCAGCGGCGCACCGCCTGGTAAAAGCTCTCGTAGGAGAACGAGAGGCCCATGAAGGCCATGCGGGCGCAGTGCTGCCAGTTCAGCCCGAATCCGGCGATGCTCGGCTTGGTGATCAGGACGCGGATCTGACCGGCGGAGAATGCCGCCAGCCGCTCCTCCTTGACGTCGATGTGGTGCGAGCCCCGGACCTCGACGGCCTCGGGCAGCACCTCGCGCAGGGCGTCGGCATCATAGTCCGTCTCAACCCAGAGGAGCCAGGCCTCGCCCGGCTCGGCGCGCACCAGCTCGGCGACGCGACCCGCCCGCTCATCCTTCGTGAGGCGCTTCTCCTGGTGAATGGAGGTCGCCGAGGCTTTCGGGATCCGAAACAGCCGCCCCTGGCCGTCCTTCTCCGCGCCCGCGTCGCGGGCGCGGTCGGCCTGCACGACGTGGCGCCGCACCACCAGCTCGGGCATGGCGAAGCCGTCATCCGGGAATCCGAGGTCGGACGGCCGGGAGACGCAGCGGGCCCAGCTCGCTACCCAGTCCCAGAATGGGCGCATCGCGGGCTTCTTCAGCCGATAGCGGCCAGCGTTTGCTTGCTCCGCGATGAACCAGCGGGACAGCATCTCCGGCGGGCGCATCACGCCCAGGAATTCGCTGTGCTGGCCAAGCTCGGTGTGGTCGTTCGGGGCCGGCGTGGCGGTGCAGGCGAGCCGGTAGGGCGTGCCCGCGAAGGCCTCGACGAGCTTGCGCTTCGTCGCCCCGGTGAAGCTCTTGAGAATGCTGCTCTCGTCGAGGATGACGGCGGCGTAGTCCGCCGGGTCGAAGCGCTCCAGGCGCTCGTAGTTCGTGATTGCCACGCAGGCGCGCTCGGGCGCGGTGCCGAACCGGGAGAGCCGCGCGTCCACCCCGACGCGCCGCGCCTCCGCCGCGTGCTGCGACGCGACCGCGAGCGGGGCCAGCATCAGCACCGGCCGGTTGGTCCGGCGGGCCACCGCATCGCCCCAGGCGAGCGCCAGCGCCGTCTTGCCGAGGCCCGTGTCCAGGAACTGCGCCGTCCGCCCGACGCGCAGGGCGAACTCCAGGCAGTGCCGCTGGTGGTCGATCAGGCCGGGCAGCAGGTCACGGTCGCCGACGTCCGGGAAGCCGCAGGGCGGCGCCGCGACGTGCTTGGCGGCCACTAGGGCGCGGTAGCTGTCGAGGCTCACGGGCGCCATCCCGCGGCGCCGGCGCCGTCGGTCCAGAGGCTGCCGTCCGCGAGGCGGTAGGAGATCGTCTCCCCCTCCTCGTCCACGTCGAGCTGCTCGCCGGGCACGAGGTCCGGCACGTAGCGGTGCGAGGGGCAGCCGCGGCGCTGCTCATCCGGCGTCAGGTTCAGGTCGTAGCGAGCGCAGTGCCAGCGTCCGGCGTCGCCCTCGTCCACAACGGGCGTCGCGTGCAGGCAGGTCCGGCAGTTCACCCGGGCCCAGGCGCCCTCGTGGCAGACCTTGCGGGCCGGGCACCAGCCGCAGGCGTAAGCCTCCCTCGCGCTCGGGTCCGCGTGCAGCTTCGCGGGCGGGCGCTCGGCGCGGACGATCCGCTCCGCCCGGGCGACGAGCTGCAGGGCGGCCGCGGCGTCGTAGCGGACTCGCTCCGCGTAGAGCTGATCGTCGTTCTTGTTCACCGCCACGTAGAGGGCGCGGGTCAGGCTCGTGAAGTGCATGTAGAACTGCATCTGGGCGAAGTGGCCGGGCTTCGACTTCGCCACACCGTCCTTCAGCAGCTCGCGGAAACTCTTGTCGTTGTGAGTCTTGCACTCCAGGACGTGCGTCGTTCTCGGCGCGTCCGGAACCCGCTCGACCTTGCCGTCCAGGTGCCCGCGCAGGTGGCCGCCGAGCGACCACACCGCGAACTGCCGGCCGGTGCGCCAGTCGTTGGCGGAGACGATCATGCCGGCCCGCTCCAGGTCGGCGATGAGGCGCGACTCCTCCAGGTGCCCGGTCTCGAACAGCCGGATGCGCCGACCGTCGAGCGCTTCGGGGTCGTAGGCCTTGCGCCAGCCGTACCAGAGCGCGCGGTCGCACTCGGTGCCGAACTGCGACATCCCGAGGTAGCCGCGATCCTCGTCGCGACGCGCGTGCACCAGAGCGCCGTAGACGGCCGACACGGTCGGCGATTCGACGGGAGGCAGCTCAGCCATGACGGCGTGCCTCCGCCGCCACGGCGTCGTTCGCGCAGGGTGCCGCGAGCCACTCCCGCCCGCCCTCGAAGCCGCAGCACAGGCGGCGTACCGACGCGGGCCGGTCGCCGTAGATCTCCACCACCGCGGCCGTCGAGCCGCAGAAGCGGCAGGGTTGCAGTCCCGCGGGCCGCGGGCAAAGCTCCGCCCCGCGCTCGATGCTCACCATCGTGCGTCTCCGTGTCGTCAGCGATGCGGGAGGAGCGGCCGGCTCCTGGCTTCCCTTCCGAGCGCCGGCCGCTCCGGCTTCGTCAGGCCGCGCGATTGCCCCAGGGCCGGCCACCGTTGCCGGCGGGGCGCTGCGTCGCCGCGGCGTCGCCGTTCTGGGTCTGCCTCGCCGTCGAGGTGTTGGCCTGGGGCGGGGCCTTGCCGGGCGGCGGCGCACCGCCGGCGAGCGCGCCGAACTTCTTCAGCTCGTTCCGCGGGCCGTATCCGGGGTCGTTCTTCACGGTCACGCGCACCCGCATCGGCTTGTAGTGAAGCACCTCGCTGTCGGTGAGGTGGCCCGCGTGGCCGGCCGCGTCGCAGATCTGCTTGATCTGCTCGTGGGCGATGCGCTGCGCCGTCGCATTGGCGTTCTTGTAGTTCAGGTTGAGCCAGAGCTTACGGTTGGCGTTCGCCCCGTCCATCACCTCGAAGGTGAGCTTCAGGATCAGGCCGTTGCCGGTCTTAGCCTCGACCACGTCGCTGTCCGTGATCTGCACCATGTACTCGCCGGCCGGGAGGGGCTCGAAGTCCCCGCGCTCCGGAACGATGTTGTCGACGTCGATGCTCTCGCCAAGATTGGCCATCTCGCGTGTCTCCTTCTGCGAACGGGGATGATCAGGCCGCGTCGGCGGCCGGCGCCTGCTCGGCCGCACCCGGCAGGTATTTGGCGAGTTCGGCGTAGCCCCTGCCCGGCTGGAACATGATCTTCTCGGGCATGCCGAACCGGTTCTTGGCGACGAAAGCCGGCCGGCCCTCGGTGTAGATCCAGCGCTGCCCGCCGCCGTCGGCCTGGGCCCGCTTCTTCCCGAAGCCCTGGTCCTCGGACTTGATGGAGGCGTCCTGCTTCACGAGCAGGATGGCATCGACCTCGTCCTTGACGATGCCGCTCGCCCGCTGGTGCAGGCGCAGGTCGTAACGCGAGTAGCTGGCGGTCTGCGGATCGTCGAAGCGGTCGATCGCCGAGTGCGCGAGCAGCACGACCGTCATGCCGTGGTCGGTGCGCAGGGCGTTGAGCCCGTCGAGGAAATCGCGCCAGAGGTAGTCCGCCTCCTTGTAGCCCTTGCCGTAACCGGGCGCCTCGATCGAGCGCCACTGGTGCAGCTCGCACACCCGCCCCCAGACGAGCGGCTCCAGGCGGTCCAGGCCGTCGACCACGACGGTGCGGAAGCCGTGCTCCTCCTGGTAGAGTGCGGCGATGGCCTCCATGACCTGCTCGAACGAGGTGAGCACCCCGAAGCTGTCGATGGAGACGCCGGACGGCGTGCCGTCCTCGACCTGGATGAACACCGCCTCCGGGAACTCGGCGGCGAGCGAGGTCTTGCCGATACCCTCCGGGCCGTAGATCAGGATGCGCGGGGCGCTCTCGTTGGTGCGCCTGCGCAGTGTCTTGAGGCTGATCGCCATGACGTCCTCTGTCTGCGCCTGCTCCAGGAAAATCCGGGGCGACCGGAGCGGAGACCAGGCATTGCGGACCTGAGCCGGAGGTCAGTCCGGCACTCCGGTCGCCCTCGGTGAAGCGGTGAGGGGTTGGCCGGGGGCCGCCACGCCCCCGGCCGTCGCCACGCCCCCGACCCGGTCCGGATCGAAGAGCGAGCCCGCGGGCAGGAGCCGCTCGGCGCCGTAGAGCGCGAGCAGGGCGGCCTCGGCCCGGTTGTGATCTTTCTTGCGCGCGAAGCTCTTCGCGGCCTGGGGGAAGCGGCGCAGCGCGAGCGCGCGGCCGGCCTCCTTCCCGTCCTCCCCGCCGCGCAGGCGGAAGTGGCCCTTCCAGGCTTGCGGTTTCACGAGGTGCAGCGGCACTTCCAACAGCAGGGCGACGGTGCGCGCCGTGGCGTAGGATTGGCCGAAACTGAAGGCCTGCCGCACGCCGTCGCGCGGCATCGGACCCACCTCCTCGAGCACAATCCCGTCCGGGCGCGGGCCGTCCTTGATGATGCCGGCGAGCGCGGCAGCGTCGACGGTCTTGTGCACCTGGGGCATGTCCCAGACGGACAGCGAGAAGAAGCCCTCGCGTAGGCCGAGCAGCGCGATCGCCCCGGTGAGGCCGGGATCAATCCCGTAGAGGAGGATCTCCCGCGCCATCAGACAGCTCCCCGATCCAGGGAGCGATCTTCAGTGCGAGCCAGCCCGAGGCCGCCATGATCAGCGTCGCCAGCCACGTTCGCGGGCGGTACGCGAACGGCCTGCCGGCAGGCTTCGAGACGGGCGAGGTGGGCACGGTACGCACGGGCAGCGTCCTCTTGGATGCGGGCATCGATGGCTACCTGTCGGAGGCGGTCCATCTCCGCGGCCTCGATCCGCCGCGCCTCTCCGTTCCATATCCCGCGCACTCGCCGATCGCCGAGCCCGGTCAGCTGCGCGACCCGCGCGAGCGCGGCTTTCACGTTCTCGCCGAGCCGTACCGGGCCGGCGATCAGCTCGACGAGCTGCCGCGCCTCGGCCTGGGCGCTCATGCTATCCTCCGGGGCCTCGGGAGATCCTCCCGAGAGCTTGGGTGAGAATCCCGACACCTTGGGTCGCTCCTGTGGTCATTTCCCTGGGTGTCGGGAGGGACCACATGATGAGCAGGGCCGGAGGACTTGCGGTGTCCCGAACGGACGAGGTCGAGGACGCGCGACCAGGGCGTGGCAGCCGGGCAGGTCGCGTGGGCAGGATCGCCAACGACAACGGCCCTGGCAGGCCGAAGGTCGACGGCGATGTACGGCGCGGACGCGTCACTCGCGTCCGCTTCAACGAACACTTGGTCGCCGCGCTCCAACGCGGCGAGGATGTCGAGGAAGTCAGGCTGCGCGGCGCAGCGAACGATGACTGCCAGAGCGTCCGCCAACACCTGCGCAAGTTCCTGATGGTGCTGTACGGCATCGTCGATGCCGTGGCAGGACTGGTTCGGCGGTAGGCTGACCTGTAGCCGGGCGGCGAGGATCTCGGTTCCGCGCGCGACCTGCCCGGCATGCGAGGCCGCGGCGTGCAGCCGGGCGACGAGCGTGTCGAGCGCCGTCGGCGTCAGGTCCTGAGCCGAAGAAGCGTCACCCACCCGTCGTGCGTCAGGAACTGGCGGCGACCGTCCGCCGTGATCCGATAGTGCAGTTTCCGGAAGGGCGGATGCATAATGGCCGGTCGCCGAGGGTTGGCGCGAGTGGACGGCGGTGTTCGGGTGCCCGGCGAGCGACAGGTCAGGAAGCTCGCCGGGCACCGCTGCGCGCCCGGGTCCGCACTGGGTAGGGCGACGGGCCGACCCGGGCGCTCCGTCGGCTGGGCCAGGATTGCTGGACCGACGGATCTGAATGGTTGTGGTCGTTGTCATGCGGCGGCCCCCGCTTCGGCGGCACATGACGTGATCGCGGCCGTAGCGGGCACGAAATCGACGGCCGTGACCGCGCCGTTCGTAATCCGCTGGATCTCGGCCGCGACGGCGATCGACGGCATCGCGTCACCGTTCTTGACGCGGGTAATGAACGAGGGGTCTCGCCCGACCTGGCTTGCCAGCCACGCCGCGGACTTACCGTTCGCTTTGAGCCAGTCTGAGAGCTTCATGCCGGGAATGTGCATGACATACATAGTGCATGTCAAGCACGAATGTGCATCGCCAAGCGTAGCCTTCGCCGGGCCAATGGCGACACTAGCGCATGCCTCCCGTTCCTAAGCCCAAGCGCGAGCGTCGCCCGATTTTCCTTCGCCAGTGGCGGAAGCATCGAGGCTACTCGTTGGCCCAGGTCGGGGCCGAAGTTGGCATGACGGGGCCCAATCTGGGTCGTATCGAGAAGGGTGAAGTCCCCTACTCGCAAGACCTGCTTGAGATGCTCGCTGAATTTTATAACTGCGAAATCTCTGATCTTCTCATCCGAGACCCAAGCGACCCGGAAGGGATTTGGTCGATCTGGGAACAGGCCAAGCCGGCAGAGCGCGAGCAGATTGTGAAAGTGGCCAAGGCGCTCGTCACTTCGTCCGAGAATGGGCCTCAGACGCCTACGCCGCGTGCTCCTCAATCCCAAGCGCAATCGCAGCGTATTTCGGCAAAGAACCGGCCCGCGAAAGCAGGTTGATCTTCCCGGTTTCGCCAGTTCTCATGTCACCAGCCCATCTGTATGCGACAACGCCGTCCCTGCGTGGCGCCAAATATTCCATTCGTGCTTTTGCTTCACGGGGGCAGTGGAAGTGCAACGGATCGTCGGCCACAAATTCCCCGTTTGAATTCAGGCGGTAACTCTGCACCACGAACCGTGTCAACGTTGGCATGGGCGTTCCCGTTGCGGGGACTCGGGGTCAACAATCGTGAACAAAGCAAGAACATTCCCGGCGAGCAACGGAAATTTCTGCCGACGTTCGGCGGGCTGTGGACAGCTGTGGACAACGCGTTCGGCGAAAATGTGCATGAGACGCATTTTCTCGATTGACGACCTTTCATGCATGTGATGCATTATACCCATCGCCCCTCGCGATGGAGCACCCCAATGCGCACTGCCCCTCTTTCCGCCTCTCGCCTGAACTCGCGGACCACGGACGACGGCTTTCTGATCCTGCCGCGGGAGGACGACGATGTGGGCGAGGCGCCCGGGACCTCCGCGATCCTGCTAGGCTACGTCCTGTCGGCGATCTCGGGCTCGGCCGTCACGGCGTTCATCCTGCTGGCGGTGCTGTGATGCTGCATCACCGCACTGACGAGGCGTGGCGCGCCAAGAGCCGCCAGGTCGGGATGGTAGTTGATCCCGACGTCGCGCCCTCCTCGTCCGCCATCCTGATCGCCCTGCGCTGGGCATTCGCAGCCGCGACCATCGTCGTCGCACTGGCCTACGCGCTGCAGGCGCTCGGCCTGGTCGAGGCCGCGTGAGATGGCGGCCGAGGCAGCGCCCCGCTGGTCCGGGCCAGTGCTGAAGCGCCTCGCCAAGCTGTGGCGCGACGGCATGAGCGGAGGCGACATCGCCACCGCGCTCACCATCCAGTTTGGCACGCGACGCACGCGTGCGGCCGTCCTCGGGCAGGTGCGGCGCCTGGGCCTGATGGGTCAGCGCGCCGAGGTCTCGACCGCCAGGGCGGAGCAGCGACCGTCACTTACCCCGCCCGTACCAATGGCGGAGGCGCCGGTCTCCTCACCAGAGCCGGCGCGGCCGTACCGCCTGGGTGAGATCCCGCCGCTCGGATGCCGCTGGCCGGTGACGGCCGACAAGGTGCGGCCGGACCAGCACCGGTTCTGCGGCGAGATCTGCGCGGACGGCAAGTCGTACTGCGCGGAGCACTGCCGCCGCGCCTTCGTGGACCCGCGAGAACGGGCCGAGAAGCTGAGGCTACGGGAGATGCAGAGGAAGTTCGATGCGTTCCAACCTGATCGACCTCTCCGTGCACCTGCATCTCGTGACCGACATCTGCATCTCGCTCGATGACGTGCCGGCGGCGCTCGCCGGCGGCGGGATCTCACCATGAACGCCCCGATGCGTTTAAGTGCGCTCGCTCAGCAGGCGCAGGACGGAGAAACGGCCTCGCTCCGGGACGGGCGGACTTGCCTGGAGTGCGGCGTGGCCTACGAGACCATCTCGCGCCATTCGAGCTTCTGTTCGACCGGGTGTCGGAACGACTGGAACAACCGCCGCTTGCAGCGCGGCGCCGAGATTTACGACCTGTGGATGGCGTTCCGCTTCCAGCGGCCGCTCGCCCGCGCCCTCAATCTCCTCTCCTGCCTCAACCGCCTCGCCCACCTCTACCGCCAGGAGGACCGCGCGGAGCGGGCCGGGCGGGCGTCGTGGCGCGCACCGGAGGCGGTGCTGGCGAGCCGGCCGTACCTGCGGGCGGTGCGGCTGGTGCAGCGGCGGAGGACCTGACCGGTGCCACGGATGCGCCCCACGCCGCACGAGCTGCTCAACGGTCGCCGCGCGGCACCGCCTACGCCGCCGCCTGTTCGCTTCCGCGTCGACCCGGACTACGCGCCCATCGAGAAGGTGGCGCGTAAGCTCTGCCTCACGCCAGCACAGTTCCGCGAAGCTGCCCCGCGCCTCTACGCCCGCGGCTTCCCGGCGCCCGACGAGACCACGGGCATGTACGACCTCGAGGCGATCGACCGCTGGCGCAAGCGCCAGCGCCCCGACCTCTACCCCGAATTGACCCTCGCCCCGACTCAGCCCGAGATCTCCCCGCCGAAGAGGAGTCTGGGGGAGCGGTTTGTCGAGGCCGAGAAACGCAGCCGGCATGGTTGACCTGCCCCGCTACGTGAAGGTGCGCACGAAGCCGTCCGGGCGCGTGTTCTACTACTACGAGCGCTACCGCTCGACGCCCCGCGAGTGGCCGCGCCTGCCCCTCCCCTTCGGCCCGCAGTCACCCGAGTTCTGGCTCCGCTGCCGGCAGTACGCGGAGCTCGACGCGCAGCGCACCGACGCGGGCTGGAGCTGGGTGTGGGTCGCGCCGACGCATCGCCGCTACCCGCTGCCGGATCCGCGGGCCGAGGGCGGCGTGGAGGCCTTCTGGGCAGCGCTCGATGCCGCGGCCGCGCGAGAGGCGCGCGGTGACGCCGCCGAGCGCAAGACCTTCGGGGCGCTCATCGACCAGTACGAGGCGCACGCCGCCTACCGGAAGCTCGCGGAGAAAACGAGGGCCGCGTACGCCAAACACCTGCGCACGATTCGCGAGCGGTGGGGCGGCGATCCCGTGGCGGACCTGACCACCGTGGATGCCCAGGCCGCGATCGACAGCCTGCAGGCGACACCCACGTCGGCGATCTACTTCCGGGCCGTCCTCTCCGTCCTGGTGGCGTTCGGCGTCCCACGGGGCTTCTGCGCGACCAACGTCGTCGAGGCCACCGAGAAGGTCGACCACGAGGCCGATCCGCACAAGCCGTGGCCGGACTGGGCCTTCGAGGTATTCTTCGAGCACGCGCGTCCGGGGCTGCACCTGCCGGTCTTCTCGGCGGTCTACACCGGCCAGCGCTCAATCGACGTCGTGCCGATGCGCCGCCCGGCAGCGGGCGCCAACGCCATCGAGATGATCGCGCGCAAGACCGGGGCGCAGGTCTACGTGCCGATTCACTCCGAGTACCGGGAAATCCTGAGCCGGACGCACGTCGACCACCCGGCGCTGCACCTTCGCGAGGACGGCGAGCCGTGGACGGTCGCGGCCTATCGCACGGCCTGGCAGCGCGACTTCACCGGCATCAACGCGAAGGGCCAGCGGTCGACGGACTCATCCGCCAAGAGGGCGGCCATGGCGCGGCTGCGCGACGCCGGGATCGTGTTCCACGGCCTGCGCAAGAACGCCGTGAACATGCTCCTGGAGACCGGCTGCACGGAGGCCGAGGTGTCCGCGATCGTCGAGATGAGCGAGCAGATGGTGCGGCACTACGGGCGCGACGTGAACAAGCGGCGCCTCGCCGCGAACGCCATGAGGAAGCTGGAAGAGGGGTGGACGGAGGCCCGCCGGAACCTGTTCGGCTCCGGCATCAAGCCGGGCGAAGCGAGGTGA